ACCAGCAACTACAACACCGGTAGGATAGACTTGAACACTTCTAACATAATCAGAACTATCGTACTGGAGTCTATCCGTTCTTTCCTTAATGTCTTCAATCTGGGTATCTCTTAAAAATATGGCTGGTACAACTAGGAACTCGTCACCGTTAGCAGGGGCTTCGGTCAATGCAGTTGCCAGTGTAACTGTCTTGGTTGTTCCATCATAGTCAAGTATTCTCCTACCTTGATTAGCGAGATTCCCGGAAACAAAAAAGAGAATAGAGTCGTTGTAGTGATCATCCGATGCTTCGGTTAGATCAGTAATGAAGACAGTGGTAGACGCGCTAACATCATCGACTTCAGCAGATAAAAACAAGTGATCTATATCCGATGTCCTTGAGTTGACCCCATCTATAAGTAAATCTTTCAGATAAAAAGCAGGGCAGATCAAAAACTCATCGCCGTTAGCAGGAGCCTCTGTAAATGGTGGAGTTACAGTAATGTTTTTACTTGACCCAATATAATCGCTTATTCTCCTGGCTTGGTTTGCTAGAGGGCTTGCCCCAACAAAGAAAATAATTGAATCGTTATGATGGTCATCCGATGCTTCGGTTAGATTAGTATCAAAACTATCTGTCGCTGGGGTTACATCGTTTACCGTTGAAGATATAAATAGATGATCTATATGTTCTGTCCTACTATCGATACCATCAATGGCTGGGTCCTTAAGATAGATTGAAGTCATAATCAAAAAAGCATCTCCATCCCCAGGTGCTTCCGTAAAACTAGGAGATACCGTAATCTCTTTTGAAGATCCAACATAATCTGAAATGCGCCTACCTTGATTAGCGAGATTTCCGGAAATAAAAAAAATAATAGAGTCGTTGTAGTGATCGTTTGAAATTTCAGTTAAGGCTGTTTCGAAAACGCTGGCACCGGGGGTAGCATCGCTTACAGTTGAGGCCAATAATAGGTGATCAAGGTGTATGGCTACTAATCCGTCATCAACCTGAGTTCGTATTTGAGTAAGCGTAAAAGGTTGATAGCGATTTTGGATACTAAACGAAGCGATAGGTGCGTTAACAGTTTTAGTATCAACAACAGACCCACCCAGTACAACATTGTAATCAGATCCAATAGAATAAGCAGCATCAGTTAAAACAATTACGCACCTATGCACTCCGGTTTTACCATCAGCGTCTTCGTCATCTGTAATTCCAGCAGTAATTTCCGTATCGCTATCGTCTTTATAGACAGAGATAGATCCGTCTGTAGACCTAGTGATACTGGCACCATCAGCACCTTTTGTGTTCCAGAAGAAAGTAATGGTAGCATTTTCGGCAACATCACCTAAATATCCAGCAGATTCTATTAACATCATTTATCCTTATGAATCTAAAAGTGTTTCACAAGCCCAGTCACAGCAAATATTGAAATCCTTTATGTAATTATTGTCAGAACCAGTCTTCTTTGCATATAGCTGAATTAAATCGTTTTCCACAGCACTAATATCTTCGTAGAAAATAGCATCTACAGAAGAACTATGTTCAGACCCTTGTGGGAATCCATTTTTATATACTTGGGTATAAACGGTTCCACCAATAGGAATTTCAACAGCCCACCTTACTCTAATATTTCCAGGTCTAAGTATTTTTATTTCCTTAATTTTCGCATAACTTGTTTCTGTAACCAATACTGTAGTTGGGGCAGACCCAATAATAACATCACCAACTATAGTATCGGTCATCTTAATCGGTGCAATGCTTCCATCTGGGATGGTAGAAGACGCTTCATATTGCGAGTGACTATGGAATGTATCTGTTATATCACTACCATCAACCAATTCGGCAATAGGATCAACGTCCAAGCTACCATCTAAGTGCTTTTTAACAATTGCACCAGCTTCAATGTGATTATATCGAACACTATTGCTTGGATGGTCTATTGGATTAGCGGCCTTATGTATAGATAAAAGATCACCACCCCCTCCACCCATAGCATCCAGTAAATCTGCCAAGGACTGATTACTGGTAAGTTGGATCCAATCAGCCCCATCATCATAATACAATTCAGTCTCAACAACACCACTTGTCTGGATGTAAAACCTACCTTCATGCCCAGCAGATGGCCTTTCCCCTAAACTACCCACACTAAAAGAATGTTCCCCGGCAAGATGGTGTTCTACCCCAAATGATTCTAAGAGTTTACTTGCCAGTTCTCGAATCCTATTGTCTCCCTGTGTTGGAGATTCACTACCATGTGGATTTGATGCATCAATATCTTCAAGACCAGCCACGTCTTCTGTTCCCCCCTATAGATTGATACCCACCATGCTTTCTGGGTGGTTTACTTTTTGCAATGCTATGAATCATACCAAGATCGCCACCAGAACTACCATACAGACCCTCGTGATATTTACCGCTCCAGTATGCCAAAGACTGAGAAAGTGTCCCCTCTGCTATATTCTCGATAATCTCAAAGTTCTGCAAAACTACCTTTGGAAGAATAACTCTCCTATGAAACTCTTCAGGAACTCCATCTGGAATATCATACACTTCTACCATGGGGACTGGCTTTCTGTAAAACCAGAGATAAATTGACTCTTCGGCCATAGGGTAAACAGCAAAGGAATTTCCCTCAACTCCAAGACGAAGAACGTGATCACCGGTTTCGCTATGATCATAATCCAACTGATCGATGTAGTCAAAGTTTGTATGAATTATAACCTTGGCCCCCGCGCTATCCCTACATTTAAACACCTTCTTCTGATATCCACTTGTACCACCTATCTCAAGCCTCCAATAAGTTTCCCAATTAACCCCGGTCCCGGGTTCATCATCTGCCGTTGCAGTATGAGCCAATATGCAAACACAGACATCTTCTCCGCTATCAACCCTACCACCAACTACGTATGATCTATCCAATACCCAATCATCATTAAGTGTTGGTAGGATATAAAGCCACTCGGTTTCGAGAACATTAAACTCAACAGGCCTCTTTAAGCGAAGATCTGGAAGCTCAAAATCGTTTGCTATTTCCAAGACAGCATTGTTTAGCCATCTACCAAAATTAGCCTCAAAGACAGTGTTGTTAATGATTATATCCAACTCTTCCTCTAAATTACTGAGATTCATCTAGTGGCCTCTGTATAAGATTATGACACCTAGGACAAGTTTCTTCAGGAGAATTATAAATTCTATTGTCAGGCCTATAAACTAAACTACAAGTTCTACACCACGTAACATACTCTGTAGGATAAAATGGTATTGTTATTTTATCGGCGAAGTGTTCATGGTAAGCACTATCGAGCAACAAGGTAGCTATAAAGGCTGTGACCTCATCGGCGAAGTGTTCATGGTAAGCATCGTTCAACGAAATAGTTTTACCGAACCATTGAAGTTGGTCAACTATATGTTCATGATAAGAGCTATTTACCGTAAAACCACCGAGAAAAGCTTGAATTTCATCGGCTATGTGAACGTGGTATGTGTCGTTAACCGTAAAAACTGCTTCTCCTTCTTCATAAGAAACTAACTCAAGGTTTTTGGCCCAGCCAGAAATATTATGGGTTTCACTGTCGTTTCCAGATTGCACAGGAAAGAGACACTTAAAATCAATATCTGCATGTAAATCTAACTCAAGGGTATAAAGCCATAGCGTGTAATCCTCGTCCTCGTAGATGAAAGCGTATAGCTTTCCATGTGTAGCCTCGGTAATAGATCGTACAAATTCTATATAATAAGTTTTACCTTGGACGCAATTATAAGTATCGCTGTAAAGTGTCCCGCTATCCGTTTCATGAATTTGGATTCGATAGGTGGATGTTGCATAATCCAGCTTAAGTAATAGTTGAGGCTCGTTGGCTGCCTGATTGCCCCTCCAATCATTAACCGTGTTTGCAAGGCCAAGTACAACGACCTCTCCATTATCACTATGTGCTGTAACTCTAATAGCAGTTCTGATTCTAAAGTCACCGGCGAAATGCCCGGCCCCAAAATCTTTATGTACGTAAGCATCTTCATTTCTTGCTAAGGCGGCTACTGTATTTTGGAATTGTTCTACTGTTATATGGGAATTTGGGTCGGTTTCCGTATAATCAGCCAGGAAATCTTCGTAATTAGCATTAGTTTGAACCAAATTATCCCCAACTTGCAGATTGTTTACATAAAATACTTGATCTGCTGTAGTTGTTTCGTAAAAACCAAGCAGCAGACGTTGGTTAAACGTTCCAGTATGGCTACAGTCAACACCCGCTATTTTTAGTACACCATCTAAATAAATATCGCAACTAGCCGAAGCTGGGGTGCTAAAATCACAATCAAAAGTATAGACTTGATCTGTATCTAAAACAGCCAAGTTTATGATATTTTGAAAATCGGCCCCATCGTGAACGTATATACCATTAGTAGAAAATTCTACATGTAAACACACATCGGTACGAGCTAAATATAAATAAGGTGTATCGCCGCTTACATAAGTACCGATTAAATCAAAATTTAGGGCAACAGAAAATACTATCCTGTCTCCTAAATCTTCATCAAAATAAATTGTCCTAGTAGGCGTATTTGAACTTCCAGTACTTCCAGCATTAGTGAACTTGAAACGTGATTTAGTTAAATGTGTTGCCTGTGAGCTTACACCAGTACCAGTATCATCATCATTCCATAGAAACTTATCACCGATGCTAATGTTTTTAACATAGGTTATTCTGTTGGCTGTGGTGTAGCCATGTTGGGTAAACTGTATAAACCCTTCTGTGCCCCCGGTATCATAACTACAATCAATCCCCGTTGCCACCACAACACCATTAAGCATAATATCCATCGTAGCACTAGCAGGTGTTGTAACTGTAATATCAAAAGTCCAGGACTGTTCCTCCCCGACTTCAACTAAATCTGTTCCGGCTTCATTGTAAGCTGCCCCATCATATACAAACAACCCATCTGTAGCGAATTGTATAAGTATTTGTACATCATCTTTTTGTAAAAGACATTGATGCAGGTCGGTATCGCCTCTAATCCCTAAAGCTTCGAAATAAGTATCAAGACCAAGGACAATTCTATCCTCATCGAAAGAACCAATATCTCTTTCTATCCGCGCATAATTACTACCTGATTGAACACCACTATCTAACTTAAACCAACTGTCTCCCTGAAATACTGCTTGAGAACTTTCTGCGCCAGTTCCGTTATCGGTATCAACCCAAGTGTCGATGCCATCTGTAATTAAGTCATCACCGATTTCAATACTGTCAACATAAGTAACACAGTTTGATATTGATTCACCTTGTTGGATCATTGAAACTTTACCTTCGGTGTATGTACCCGTAGAACTACAGTCCACCGAAGACGCTTGTAAGACCCCGTTCAAGTATATATCGCAAGAAGCAGTTGCAGGCGTGGTAAAGTCGCAATCAAACGTCCATACTTGATCTGTATCCAAACTTACCAAGTTAGTTCCCACTTCAGTATACCCTGTAACATAAATAAATAAACCATCACTGGCAAAACCTAAAACTAGTCTAACACCTGCCCTTTCAACTACAAAAGAAAAATGATTATTATCGGCTTTAAGACCCAAAAGAGAACTGTTTAGCTTAATTGTAGCTACTACTCTGTTACCAAAGCTTCCAACATCTTGTGTTACCCAAGCATTGTTACCAGAACCACTACCAGAATCAAACTTAAACCTTTTCTTATTAACGTACTCTACTTCAGAAACTACGCCATCTCCTGAACCAGCATCAGTCCAGTCAGAAAGCCCTAAACCATTTTCGCTAAATACGGAACAATTTGACTGTTGTGGTGTAACACCACAGCTATCTTCATAGACGTTAGGTTTAGCTAACGCTATGTTGTAACACTTCTCATTAAGTATGCTACCGTTAGAAATAAGCATGATTTAAGCTGAATCCCTGAGTTCAATATCCCACGCAGGAATAGTTATCTGCGTACCAGAGTTTATTGTTTCAGTCGCTTTGGTTGTAACATATCGAAGGGTAGTGGTTCCAATTGTAACCAGGGCGACATGTTGGGCAGAGCCAGTTACATCCACATCAACACTTGCCTTCTCTCCGATAGTTAGTTTTCTTCCGCTAACATCTCCATCTGCCTTAGTAAAGTCCCCCCCTACTAATGCAACATCAGCGAGTTTATACCCACCAGATCCAACGTTGGTGGTAGCCTCAGCATATGAAGTAGGTTGACTTGTACACACTGTCATTAAATCGGCGTCAGCAACATAATCAAGCGCGGCATCAAGCATTAAATCGTTTTGCCATTTAGACATCTTACTCCCTCACTATATTTTTACCGGTTTCCTATTCTCCTTAGCACTCTTAGCTTTGGCTTTCATTGCCTCAAACTCTTCTTGTTCTTGTTTCTTGGCCCACCATCTTAGGGCGGCATCAAGGGTTGGACCCGATGGCATATTCTCTATAAGATCTGTGACGGTCTCTATAGGCGAACCGTCATTAAAACTATAGGTATTGTCCGGGCTAACTTTTATAGACTTCTTTTTTGTATTTGGATCATCCTTGTTTTTCCACCACTTGAGGGCCGCAGTAAGATCTTTCCCTTCAGGAATAACATCTTTCAAAAAAGATTCGTTCGGAATGGGCAGCCCGCTAGTCATTAAGTATCCACCAGAACAAAGCAACCCAAGGTGTCTACCCCCTTCTTTTATCCACGTTTGATGAAAATCAAATGACCCCCTGTTTTTTGTAAAAATTTTCTGCATATACAAATCTCCTTCTTAAAGCAAAAAGGGGGAGCTTACCCCCCCCTTTTTTAAACCGGTTAAAGTGTATCGGTTTGCTCTGCCTGGTTCCCAGTTGTTTCAGGCCTTGGCTTCCAACAGAAGTATGCCTTAAAATCACCGGCAATAGCACCGCCACCAGTAGCCGCAACCGCAGCCTCCAGTAAAAGCTGATCTCCCACATCACAATCAATGCCGTTGAAGTCTTTTTTGATCGTAGTACCAGCAGGAGTGGCATCTGCGGACTTAACTCTTGCGAGTTCAACCCTTCCGGTATCACTACCATAGGCAACCCTTCGATCAAGCGTAACCTCCCCCTCTGCGGTTTGGGTATCATAAGCAAAGGTTACGGTGGGCATAATCCCAAAACGAGTAACCGTGATGGGCTCAACAACATCGAAGACAGGTCCCAAGTCGGCAGCCGCAACCTCAAGAGCGTGAACAGCGTCAACGCCGTTGGTCTCATCCTGGAATATCTCCACCCTTATATTTTCGGTTCCATACATAATTTTACCTCCTATTTACCGGATTGATTAAGTACTTGTTATCCGGATTACCTTGGCTTTCCTGTCATCGGCAACATTCCATGTGGACGCAAACGAAATAATACCTCTCCATGCAATGGCTTTTGTTCGACCGAAATCACTTTGGTAGTTGGGATCAGCAAAAAGCTGAGGTGTCATAACCTCAACCCTACTTACAGCCTCATCACCAAACACCATTGCATCTCCAAGCACAGCAGAGGCTCCGGCAGTGTTACTGATTGCCTCCTCCCTGTCAACCTGGACACACCGTATATTCTCGGCCTTACCGTTTTCTCCCTTGAAGAAAAGATCTCCCTTTTGCAGATACAGGTGAACATTTTGCCAAAGGGAATCAGACTTTAACCCCCTAAGAGTCTTTCGGCATGACAACATTATATAGTCCTCACCAGTATACGGAGGACAATGTATATCGCCTGACAGGTAATCTGCCAATATACCCATATGAACAAAGGTAATGTTACTTGCGGCAGCCGCTCCACCAGGACTCCCTGTAGTATAAAAAGTACCGGCATCCGCAGCAGTAGGGACAAAACAAATTTTTACATCAGTGTTCTGAAAAGCATCGGCGGCAGCCGTATCCATTGCCCCATTCATCTGTCGCATTAAGGCCTTTTGAATAACACTTGCCGGGTCGAACTTACCCAACTGAACAGCCAAATCTGTGTACTCACACCCACGGCCCCAGTCATACACCTTAATGGGACGTTCCCCGTAAGTTATCTTATCGATAGGAATTCTGGTTTCCTCATCGAGCCTAGCGTCAGCCGGTTGGGGAAGCTCGTTTACGTGCATAATATTAACCCACTCACCCTGTTGCTTTCCAAAACCCTCAACCTTGGACGTGAATGGGACTATTTTAGTCTCGACCAAAGAACTAACCAACATCTTATCGCTAAGATACCGGTTCTTATACACACCAATATCACTATCAAACTCCCAATTAAATGGTGCCATTTTTCACCTCACTATATTCTCCGTTCAGATTTACGCAATGCATCATCGAACGATAAGGGCTTATGTTCTTTTTCATCGTCAACATCAGGAAGGTTGCCACTAAGACCCAAAACTTCATTTTCTGCTCGTTGCTCATCAGTAAGTTGTTGCGACTCTAAAAACGGTTTAGACACATCGGCTTTAACCCTGTTTACAAGGTTAATAGTATTATCTATTTGTTCACCTAACGTAGAACCGACAGCCTCTTCAGAGCACATCCAAAACAATTTCATGTCAAGAGAATTCTTATCACCATTTAACCCGGCATCCTTAACTTTCTTGGAAACCAAGGTTCTTGTTCTTGTAATGTTTTGATCCTCTTCTCGGGCGGATGCATCCTGCTTAAACCGATCATCTAACTTTTTATCAACATCGGAAACTGCCGTTTCAACCGCTTTTTTTATTGAGTTAGACCACGATTCAGCAACGTTTTTATCGTAATTTGGGTCCGTAACGTCTAGTGTGTTTATGGTTTTAATTGTATCTAAAACAGTCTCTTGAACAAGGTCCGGAGGTTCAGGATCAGAAATATCAGTATCCTTACCTTCACGGTCCATAGCCTCAAGCTCCTCTACCCTTTCGGTTAGCCGCTTGTTTTCAATTCTTGTCTCATGCATAACCCTTTCGGCTTCTTTAACACCTTTCTCAGCTTCTTCATGAGAAGAATACTTAGGCTTAAAAGCCAGCGTATCATCATCAGAATCTACTACAGGTGGGTCAAGCACCACATCATCATCTTTAATTGGGGGGTCATCGTTGTCGATGATATCGACAACCACATGAGCGTTTCTTGCTTTCTCTAATGCATCATCAAGAGACAGTTCGTCTACTTCCTGAATATCGTCACCCATACTATTCTCCTTTTTTCGGCGTACCCGTTACGGGGCCATGTTTAGATCGGTATCCCTTGGGGGCGATCTTTTTATTTGGAGAGAATTTCTTTTTCCATGCTCCTTCTTATTGCTTCTCCAAGGTTAATTTCCCTTTTAATGGGTTCTAATATGCTCATATAGGTACAACAAGCAATATCTTGTTTTGCCAACTCCTCTACCCTTTTAACGTAAGCAGTTATTACGTGTCTTACAACCACACCTCCATCGGCTGTAAGGTCTTGTATAATATCTCGATACTCTTCCCTTCGTATAGGCTCCTTTGTTTTTTTGGGCTTCCCAACTATAACGTCTAAAGAAAGTGGGGATATCCTATCATACTCTGGCATTACCTACCTCCCGAAGTTTATTCTGTGCGGCCATTTTCTGTACATCAAAGTTTGCCAATTTTGCCTCATGTTCTTCCATTGCTCTTGCGTCATCACTACCTATATTCTCTTCTTGAACCCCCTGTTGAGCGTCATCTATTGGCATAGCTTTTTCTGGCTTTATTATTAATCCCTCCGCCTTTAAGTCTGATTTTTCTATAATAGCAGACAACACCTCGTATGGCTTTAAATATGGCTTAAACACATCATTGTCGAACAATGGTAGAATGTAATTAAAGATAGCCCTGAGTATTTCCTTTTCTCTTGTTACAGAAGAAAGACCACCAACAGAGATAGCCCCACTTAGTGGAGGTAATCCAACCTTATTGGGAGATTGACTGTCATATAAGGCTGTTACGACCTCCGGATCAAATATCTCCAGCAACTCTTTAAATCCAACATTTAACCTTATCGTCTCCGAAGCAGCTTTGATTACCCATATAGCCGCGCTTTCAAGTGTGTCACCAATTAATGAAAATACACCAAGTGCTTGACTAAGATTGTTCTCAAATTCTCCCAACGTAATTTCTTTTCGGTATCCAGGTAACCCCTGAACGGCATCAGTCACATATGATCCCCTTTGAAACGATTGATCAAAAAACTGTAGGTTAGCAAGAGCTTCGTTTGTGCTTGACCTACTGCCAACGTCTCTAATTACCTGTTGACCATTTATTGATTCCTTTACCAGAACTTGCTTACCTGGATATGAGTCTATATCATCTTGATCAACTAGAGAATTAAGGACAATCTCTGTCATTGGGTTAACCGCCCAATTTAAGTTGTCTGCATGTAAACAGAGAAGATTATTCATGAGATACCAAATTGAAAGAACACCATTAAGAAGTCCCCTACCTTCATATCTAGTAAAATGTGGTAATGGACTAAAAGACGTGCCGGGCCACCTCATAGATTTGAAAGGTGTTCTTTTTGGGATCTTAATAACATTAACACCAGCAATGGTATAAGTTGCATCCGGCAACAAAAGATCACCCCTTGAATCAAGGATGGTCCCCCAAAACTCAGAGGTCAATACAGACTTACGAAAGGACGATTTAGTCCAAATCATTTGCTTTCGCCTGGCAATCTCCTCTTCCGTTAAATCTTTATTTTCGGTAGGATTGTTGCTGCAAAAATCAGATACCTTGCTTATGTTAGTGTACCGTCCAAGCTCCTCAGATTTCTTCAAAACAAACAGATCTAAAAACTCTTGATGTATCCAATACAGTCCGGATTGGGGTTCCCTTGGGATAGCTTCAGGGTCTCGATGAATTTTCCATGGCTCAACCAAAACAATAGACAACCCAGTTTTACTGTCCCACCTTGGAATTATTTCAAGGCTTTGTCCGATTGCAAAACCCATTCCAGTGGCATCAGAAAACTTCAACCCAAAATTAGCTCTGTCTCTTCCGAGATAATGGCCTAATAGGGTTTTCCAGAATTCGGCATAAGATGGGCGGGTCTCGCTGTCTATGGTAAAGAAATTTGATGGGAAAGCTTTTTTAATTGTTGACATAGCATACTGAACAGCACTATGTGGCTTAGGTATGGTTGCTTTTGTTTGCCAAAACTCTTTGTCACTAAAGGAATCTGGTTCCCTTTCCTCGTAAACAGCTAAACACTCTTTCTGGGCAGCCCTAACTTCGGTCATGCTTGAAGTCGAGACCCTAATGTTATCGTAGCAATAGTCTACAAAGTGTTTCTCATTTTCTCCAGCATATCTTGTCGCAGCTTCCTCTCGTTCGCCTAGTTCTTGGTCGTCAAACCTCTTGGAACTTGTTTCTGAAGCTATTTCGGCAATCCGTTTTTTTATATCGACAGGGTCTATTATGGCCATCTATTTTAACCCCCAAAAAGTTAAACTGTTTTTTTTATTAAAAAACAATAAGATATAAAATGTCAAGAAAAATATTTATTAATCCCATTTTATTTTATCATATCCATCTAAATATTTTTTATTTGCACTCATCGAAATCTGTATACCAGATCCGCCAGATGGGGGTTCCCCGTTCCAACCTTTCTCCGAAACATATTCTTCCCCGGTATCCATGTTTCTATAACATTCAATAGATACCCCCTTACTAATCTGTTGGAGCATCGGCCACCACGCCTTATGTCCACTCGTTTCTAGTTTTACCATTACAAAGTTATCTTCCTTTGGCTTCCTCCTTGACTATAGGATGCAGCCCTTTTCCTACCCCGAGCACTCATTTTACGCAACTGTTCTCTTTTCGCGCTTCGTAAATTTGTGCCCGGCAATAAAACGCTAACAAGGTTTGCAAAACAATCTCCAATATGACTATGTTCATTTTTATCCGGGATACCACTTACTATATTTCCGGAATGATCGGTCTTATATTGCCAACCACCACGTAAGGCAGCATGTAAAAGCTTCTCTCGCGAACTTAGACAAATGGCTGGCTTACCCTGGATAGACATGTTTAGAGCCCGAATAACAGCCTTCTTTAAGTACGTCCAATGTTTAGGTCCGCATTCAAAGTAAGTATCTAATTCGGCCTCTACAACCCTAGAGGCCGATTCTTCCCTATTACTTTGATCTGGAGTTTTCATTGAAACATCACCAATATCCCTCCAACCATTACACTTACCTTTCCATCGAGGAGATTGCAGGAGGGGATTTACCTTAGAATTAATCAAAACACCGACATCTGAATTAGATATTCTTACCGAATCAAGAAAGGTCAATCTTCCGTTGTGAGCTATTTGGCCCAAGATACAGTTGCCATTCCATACAGGAGGACCATTTCTTTGAACAGCTATAATCCTGTTTGGAACGGAGATGCACCATACTTTTTCCTCAGATACTTCTTGTGTAGAAAGAAAATCACCCCTAAGTTCGGCCCCCTTACGTCTCGATGACTTCATAGTTAACCCAGTAGACCTTCCCTCTAAGTGTGGTCGTGATTCATTAGCCTCAGAAAACTTGTTAGAAAAATATAAACCAGCCCCTATTGCATCCCCAGGCATATCTTCAAGCCAACTGGGCATAAAATCACTGGTTGCCCTCGACCGTCTTAAAAAATCAAACATTGTGTCAGACACCCTTACCCACCAACATAAACCATCCCAATGTGAATCACCAACGCGAGATAAAAAATCATCTATACTATCTTTTTGTTTGTCAAAAAGAGCTGTGACCTTAGAGTTAATTCCTACTTCGAATGAACTTAAAAAACCATATTTCATAAAAATAAAATAAAACGCGCAGAAATCTACGGGTGAAACGTCACCCAGAATATCACTCATTCCCTTTTTTATATTGCCAGGCCAAATGCCACTCCCAGGCAATACATACTCTTCGTATGCATATGCCTTGACAAAATCTATTTTACCCTTTTGATCATGACACATATCATGGTCAAACGTAACCCTCACATCATAGTTCTTGTTATTCCAGTGACACATCTGACCGGTAAATAGTTTGACTATAACGCCCGTGGCTTCCTGATACTCTATAATTCTGGTATCAGGGTTTAGAGTTAAAACCAAATCACTTTTCTTATCGAAGTTCGAGTAATGTTTCCATCCATTGTTCGTTAATATCTTCGTTTTAATGTCGTAACAAGATGGGTTTGTCCATCCGTCCCACCCCCTAAACCCCTGTAAACCATCTAAAGGGTAAAGAAAATCTTTACTTCTATGGATATCACCAACATAATCTGGGGAAACTTTTATACCTCCATATACTTCAGTAAATTCTCCGCCAACATATCTCTTATACGAATCTGGATCATCTTTATATGCAGCCTTTACACCCTGCCTTGAAACCTCTGAAACAAATCTATTCTCACCATACGGTATCCTAATAACCTCTTTAGTAATGAGAGGGTTATCCGGATCGATTTGGTCACAATCTATTAACCTACGGAATGTCCAATGTGTATCTTCTGCCGGATTCATAGTTATCTGTAGTCGGTTAAACTTACCAGCAGTACCCCTCGTGGCCCTAACTAGAGCCGCATTAAAAACATCCTCGCTTAATCCTGCATTTACTTTCGATACCATTGGGGCGGGTTCCTCTAACCAGATAAGGTCATATTCAGGCCCCTGAAGTCTTGAAAGACTTGCTGGGTCATCTATCCCAAACAAATCAACCATAATAGCTGGATGAGTGTGAATTGTAAGTTGTTTGTAATCGTTTTTGAAGGTGTATAGGTTTTGAGTTCCATCTTTTGCTGGTGGATTTATGCCATCGAGGGCCCTTTGAATTGTTCTAACGGGGCTAAGTTTTATGTTTTCATGGGTATCTCTTACAATGGCGCAGTTAATTGGCCTACCACACCTACTGGCATGTATCAACATGGCAATAACACCAGCATACGTTTTACCTTCACCGGTGTTGGAATATATAACAACTACCACGGCATCTGAAAAAGCAAATCTTTCCTGTGACTTAGATAGTTCTATTTTATCAGATAGCATCTTCGGATTCCTCCGGCACGTTTCTACCTTCTTCCTCTAGTAGTAGTTGAGGTTTGGTAGAAACAGCATCTTCTTTAATCTGGGTGATGTCTATTATTGCGCCATCATCCATTTGAACCTTGGTTTCTCTTTCGTTTCTTATGATTAAAATGTTTTTACCGGTTTGGTAGTTTGCAGAAAGAAGTTTTCTAACCTCAAAAGCTAGTTTTAAGGCACTGACCTTGGCGTTCTCATTAGTAGCAGAAACAATGAGGAACCGTAGTTGACCATAGAGAAATATGTCATCCAAAAGAAACTCTTTAGCCAACTCCATAGAGTCCCTTGTGATCTCCCTAAATAATCTCCTGGCCTTTCTTGCTGCATCTATTCTGTTCTCAGACTCAAACCCGGCCTGTACCCATGCCTGGGGCATACTTAGTCCGTCTTGCACCCCTTCCATAAAAAGTCTTTCTTGTTCAGTTATGGTGGCCGGTAGCTTACTTGAGTAATCTTCTGGGCCAAGAACTGTTGGGTCATTTTCCATGATTAACCACCGATTTCTGTGAAAACTTAATCCATGCCTTTCTACCAATGTTACAACAACAATTAAAGTCGGGTGTACACTCACCGAAAACAGGGTCATGCCAGGCGATACCACAGAACCACATACCTTTTTGTGCAGCCTTCACAACCCTTAATATTACGACTTCCCACCAACGATAAATTATGTAATACTTAACACCCTTTACGGTTTTGACCTTATCGTATTTCGGCTTTATTATCCCACCAAAGTCCATGTCCACCATACTATCCCCCCCCATATTTATAACACCTGATTCTTGCAAGATCTTCAACATACCCATAGACATGAAGACCCTTGCTTGATGCTATAATCGGTCCACTATCAACACCAACTCCATCGGCCACATACTTTTGCAACACAGCAATTGCGGCAAGATTTGCCGGAAACCCTCCCCACAAATCCCACGATCGGAAGTATGGATAGAATATTAATGCTCCATCTTTAATCCTGATGTCTATATGTCGAAGACAGGGAGGATCATTGAGCGCGTGATCGGTAACTTGAGCCACCTGCAAAACAGCTTGATTAGTATTCGGTGTGTTCTTCAGTAATTCAATAAAGCGTGGCACCTGATGCCAAATTCTTGAGCCATACGTATAATCTTCGTTGGGTTCTTTATGCTCAGTCATCAAATAGGACAGGTAGGCTGCAATATACCCCGGGGACACCGGATTAGGAATTCCTAACTGTACCGGAATCTCCGGTAACATTGTGTCATAAGGCTCAGAATAAGGATAATTGATTTGAACCGTAATCCAATCGAATTCCAACCTAGTTTGACCAACATATGACCCATGTTGAACTTGATACTTAAACCCAACATCTAAAACTTTTGACACACACTGAAACCATGCATCGGGAATATCTCTTGCCTCAACATATGCAACAGGTAACATTGTTTTAAGCTCACCCCAATTCTTTCTTCGCATATTCCAACATTAAAATAGCGTCCGCCTCATCGTCATTACCATCTTCAACGTCCCACCCCATACGCCTAGCAGCAAGAATCATTTCTTCCTTTCCTGCATTACCCTTTCCGGTGGCAAACTTCTTCAAGGTTCCAGTGTGAACCGGTTTCATAGTTTCGATTCCACGATCTGCGGCAAAGGACAATATCTCGGTAATAAATCCGTAGGCTACCTGGGTTGAATGTCCACCCCTATGGTGGGGGGCTTCATATATTATGACATCTATCTCATTACTTGCAAGCCTATACATTTGATTGAGCCACGACCTAAACCTAAGAAACCTCATTCCAGGGGATTCGCCACGGTCTATAAAGAACTTCTTAACACCAGAATGGCTGTTTGTTCCTCTAGTTTGTAGAGCCCAGCCACAACTAGAAGCTTGGTCTAAGGCTAAAATTCCCAGTGATTTTGGTTTCACTGTACCCATGGTGCTCTAAAACCCTTTCTAGGTATTCATCTATAGCTCTTCTAATTATCTCTGACTTATTTAGTTCTGTTTCGCGAGACAAAAAATCAAGAGCCCTTGATTCCATATTAGTCAAATAAATCGTTGTTTTTTTCATAGTCTAAACACTTCTAAAAAAGGAAAATGCCATTCTTTTCTGCGTCCCAATTTCTACAGTCTATGTGTAACCAATTTACACTTTTCTCTATGGCAGTAATATTCTCAAGGCCATCTCTTACGACCCTGCCATGTATCAAATCCTCTCTTACATTATCAACCTCAACGTCTTTAAAGTGCATGTCTAACGCTCTACCAAATCTGTGCTGAGAAAAACCTCCACCAATCCTACATTCAGCCCCACGAAAACCACGGTAGTTAAACTTTGAGGGTTGGCTATGTATTGACCACGTATTTAGGTAAACAGGGCCATACACACCCCTTAAAGCCGTTACGGCCTTAAGAATCCTATTGTCAAACAGTCGCCACAAAAAAGCGATACTACCTAAAGCCTTGCAGGAAATATGAAGGCTCTCTGGAACAAACTCTTTTATTGAAAAATATTTTTCATTTGGGACGTATTGAGACACAGTTACCTCCCTTCAACGGCTTCCCATTCATGCATATCCATCATTTCAAAGTCCATTGGCAACAAAACCCTCACACTATCATTAATTATGAAATCCCTATTACACCTTTCGCACTTCAGCCACCTTGTTCCACGAAGAAAAGACTCTTTAGGTTTGGCATAAACAAAATATTTATGTTTAAAAATCTTACACATTAAGCTCATAACTCAAACCTTATATTTCGAACACACCTTTCGCCAGTATTAACTTCATTTGAATAGTCACTTTCAAGTCCCTGGTCATCGATTGCCTTAACCGCGAAGTAGTAAATATACACACCAGGTAAGTTATATACAGTAAATTCAACCAAATCGGGATCTATGTTCTCATCTTGGTTAAGCGACATGCTTATTGGGGATGGGGATGGGGTTCCGTTCTGTAAGGTTCCCCCTGTACCATGGTATGGTTCACCAGAGTCCAGATCATAATAGACCTTGTAACCGGCTAAATCACTTTCGGTATTCGCATCCCAGCTTAAGGTTACGTCCATCGCGGTTACTTTTCCTACGAAAAGCCCTGCGACACTCAGGATGACTAACATTATTATTGTTATATATCGAAAGATCTTCACTTAACTCCGCTATCACCAAGACCGCTACTCCCGCGAGAAGTATTAGGATTAACCGTGCCAACCTCTACTATACTTACTTCGTGAACCTTCTGTATTACCCCCTGGGCAACTCTATCACCAGGAGCAACGACAAGATAACCCTCCCCATTAATATTGGCTAAAGTTATCATAATCTCACCCCTATACCCAGAATCAATGGTACCAAAAACAACATGTAACCCCTTCGCTGACAATCCAGATCTCGGTCGTATCTGCATTTCATATCCAAAAGGGAGTTCGATTTTTATGCCAGCAACAAGGGTTACTATTTGCCCAGGCAAAAGCCTACACCTGTGTTCCATGGCACACCTTAAGTCAAAACCACTGTCTCCAGGGTGCCTTAAAGAAAGTCTTTCCCATTCGTCCTTATAGTTTTCAAGATACTCAACATTGAGAATCACCACTACTCCTCCTCAAACCTAACATTGGAAGCACACCCAGGCTTAACCTCAAATGTTTTAGAAATTTCCCCCGATGATATGCAGGCAGTATCAGTTACCCCGTTATCATATGGCAAGACTATAAAATACCACGTTCCATTGGGAATGTTTTCTATGATGGTAGAGGTCGCTATTGGGGTTAAAACCATAGCCGGTGAATCAAGATCAGGGGCACCGGTATTTGAATACATGAAAACTTTAATCTGATCGACATCCGGATCTGTTATGGCATCCCAATATATCGGCTGGATAGACTTGCCAGCGAAAACCAGTGGTGATAAAATCATCAGAACACTAACTAAAAACAAAAACACCTTCAGCTTTTTCATTTTACCCTCCCTACTTGCTTATTTTTGTTCAGTTTATCAAACACAAAGGCATGAAAAGGACACCGATACTGCATGTCCCCAACTGAAATACATATCTCAGCCCTACCCTTCAACACCTTTCCACAATCTACGCAAGTTATTACTTCTTTTACCATTTTTTCGGCTAACCCCATTCTTCGGCCACACGTTGTGTGCCTATAGTATGGCACATTACATTATATGTCAACTGAAATCTTTACCTCCACATCGTCCCCATCGACAACTTTCCCACTTTCAACGCTTCCGAGGACACCATATCCGGCGATATCTGACCAGGGGTTTTCACCAAAAGCACGCTTCTTGTGGGCGATTCGGCTTATCTTATCAAGCGTTCTCACCACTAAAAAAACATCTTTATACTGGCTAAGTTTTATGCCATTCGGGTAATAAATTTTCAAGGCTTTTTCAGTGGTTACAACACTATTACCATAGGCCTCATTCTTTTCAACTGTCTTTTCCCCGACATACTTAGCTGTTTTTCTTATCATTCTTGGCATTTCTATTACTGGTATTGACATTTTTCCTTCTCCTTTCAATTTACATGTTCCCAATTTTTTCTTAGCTATTTTTTGTTCTCACTAACTGACCGAGACAATAGACTTTTAAAGGTAGCGTTCCACATTTTACCACCCTTAAACCCTAGACCTTTAGCTAAATCGGCCAAAGCTTCTAGGCAAGTATCCCCAAATCCAGCAGGCGATTCTTGTAAGTTAATAAACCCGGGAGTGGTCGCACACCACTTATCCCCATCCATTTCCAACCCAACACCAAGATATTCTGCGTAATGCATCGCATCATCGTTATCACACCCCCATTTTTTAGCTAGTTCATCAACCCTTGCTTTATTAGCTCCAATAGCAAGAGCTTCAACCAATACTTGCCATGCGTTTGCCCTATTTTTAGTGTTAATCGGCCATAAGGCCCTAGCAAATGAGCTCTCCCTAATATCAGCCGACATTCCCGGCGAGTCCGACTTGTAAATTAAATCTCCATTTGTGTGTAAGTAATACCACCCATCCATTATTGCCCCCTCCCATTCACGCTTAATTAACTTACGCCCTCATTAAAATCTTGGGCCATTCTTTTAGCTTCCTCCATTGTCTCGGCAACCCACTCACCCTTCCCAAAGTTTTCATGATCATATTGCCAATCTACGCTTCTAATTGTGCCCCTCAATTTCTCGTTTGGAGTTTTATCGTCGCACTCCCAAGAAACAATAATTTCTCCATCTTTTACTTTTTCAGCCCTTACGTTTATGTGGTTTTCATCAGACCAAAAATTAATGGCGGCCTCAATCTCATCCTTTTCACTTGCCGCTCGATAATGGCAGTCACCTTTTTTGCACGTAGAGCCAATAGTAAAGCCATAAATTGCCCTATGACTCCATCCGTACCACTTATTGTCTTTTGGGCTAAACCCCACGCCATGCGTTAATTCTTCAGTAATTTCTCTGTCAGCTAGAAATTTAATTTTATCTTCCAGGCCGACATGGATTAGGTAGCTATCATCAAAATTACTTAACCAAACCTCCGATTCCTCAATATCTCCACAATCAAGCTTTCCTTTATGGGCCACCAACTCTAAAAACTCTTTAACTTTCATGTTCACCTCCATCCAAAAACGCTTTACTTGCCCTTCCTCTCTTGTCAATAATACCATCAACTGGTTCAATAGACAGATCATTTTCGTCCACCAGTCGCTTTGCCTCTGCCGCACTCTCCGCCACAACCGAATACACTTGTGTACCACTTATTGGACACAGAACAACGTAGGTTTTCTTAATCCCTTTCTTCACCTTCCACTACCTCCATAACACCAGTATCTCCGCCACCGCTAAGAGCAAAGCCTGGCCTAGAGTAACGGAACTCAAAACTATCAACATCACCTCTTCTGATTTTTTCGATAGCCTCCGCCTTATTTTTTGCTGTAACAATGATGTCGAACGCCACCTCTTTCGTTCCGATTGCTTCCCATTTTTTCACTTCAAGTCCCCCTTAAGTGGATTTCCCAAACTCCATTTCATCTCTCCTTTTTCTAACATTAAATTTTAACACCCTTATTCCAACCCTAGGCCACCTTTACTCCACACCAATACCAAAGTATGTATTTTTGTTTTTCGTGGCAGAGACGATGCGTTTCGTTCCATCCACGACACTTTTATGTTTAGTTCAGTGGTTAACTTCTTTCTTCCTCTAATTCTTCTAACCAACCTCTAATTTTTACCAGAGGTACTACTTTTTTCCTAACGCCGGTCCTCCTGTGAAACTCGATTTTCATTTGAGCAAGGTTATCACTTGCGTCACTATCAACCCTGGTAATAATAAAAACACTGTCGCTTTCTTGAGAGATAATCCCACTATCTCTCAAGATACTGTAATCTAAGTCTTTCGACTTGGTTTCTTTTGATATTTTAGTTGTATGACAAGCTAAAAATATTACCACATCCATAGTAACTGCAATTCTTTTCAACCCCCTAACAAGTGTCCCAATCTCCAGGCTTGGGTTTCGCGACCTTGCCATATCAAAAAGATAGTGTAGATGATCCACAAAAATAATTTGAGAAAAAAACTTAGCCTTACTTTCGAGAACTCGTTCAGCTAACCAAGAAAGTGAGTTTGGCACCAACTCTGACGGCATAAACCCTGTTGGTAGTTGTGGGAATTGATTGAGAAATTGTCGCTGAGGAACCTCAAATTGAAACCAAAGTGGGTTGGCACCTTGGGGCTCTAGGTTTTTGGTTATGGTTTGTAATAATAAAGTTTTTCCTTGTTTTGTTGGACCTGTAACCGTATACAACTCTCCGAGCATTATACCACCGTTTAAATATCCATCAAGTTTTGGAATGCCGGTTGAAAAACTTATAACATCTTTTTGTCCGGCATATTTTTCTTTCACAACGTGAAAGGGAAGTATCTGATCTCCACCATCATACTCTAACCAGTTAACTGGTTTCTTAGCCATCGTATTCCCTCAAAGTCAAGTGCTATGTTTTTCTCGATTAAAAACTTCATATCCTTATCTTCACTATCACGCCACTCTTTTCGCAAAGAATAAAGCCTAGCTAGAGCAAGTTCAGCGTCTTTTAGTGATGACAAAACCTCTTCCTTACTCCAAACTTCCATCATCCTCCCTTTCGATGCTTGCTATCATAGAAGTTGAAATAATTGTTAAAGGATCCAGTTCGATAAACTCAGGCTTTGTTTCCATAGCCAAAACATCTTTAACAATGAGAAACTTTTCACTCGATATCTTTATAATTTTACCATTTTTAAGTGTTACCTCGTATTTTAGCACCCCTCGTCTCCTCCATTTTTTCTTCAACACTTACATATCCACTGTTTTTAGGTTTGCTTTTAGCTGTCACGTTTTTCTTATAACTGTCTAATGGATTGTTTACTGTTAAAAACTGATCAATCACCCCCTTTGATAGAAGAAATTTATTTAAAGGGTATTTATGGGTCCACCAATATTCCGATGAGTTTATTATTATCCCCAGGTTTTTCATCGCCCCCTTTATTTCTTCCTCTGTATATTTTTTTAAAGCAATTTTCATAGGTGAGATGAAATCAGCAATTTTCCTGTGAACAATAATTTTTTGATCATTCCAAAAATTGAAAAGACTAATATCTTTTATAGTGTCTTTTGTAATAGTGTCTTTTGTGGGTGTCTTTTTTGGTGACAGCTCATCACCAATATTGGTGACAGGTGACACCTTTTTTGGTGACACCCTCCATTTCTCAAAATCCTTTTGAATACCATATGTTACATTCAAAGTGTCACCTTTTTTGGTGACAGGTGACACCTTTTTTGGTGACACCCTCCATTTCTCAAAATCCTTTTGAATACCATATGTTACATTCAAAGTGTCACCTTTTTTGGTGACAGATTTCTTTATAATATTTTTACCGCATAGTTTTTGCAAAAGACTGTGGCACCTTCTTCTGTCTATCCCAGTTAACCTTTGAAATTGAGAAAGAGTTATCCAATCTATTTTCTTTTCCCACCCCCAGGTTTTCCTAATTATCACCCACAGAATTTGCCATTCCTGACCACTAATACGATATGAGCACAATTTGTCTACAATTTCATTTGCAATATCAATGTGACCGTCTTCCTTTTGGGGGCTCGCCATTTTTCTATAACCCCTTCCTTTAATCCTATGTTAAGTTTCTTAGCTTGTCTTCCCAGTTAATGGCCGGATATTCTTTTGAAATACCACGTTCGTCTAAAAACTCTTCAAGGGTCCGGATAATTAACATAGAGATACTGGAACCGTATGCGGTGGCATTCGGCATCCTTGAGGTTAGGAACCCAACGAACTCGAATAACGCCCCTGTAATCATATGTTTCACGTTTTCACTTTCCATTATTGTTCTCCTGTTAGTAAAGTAAAACTCTACTGCCACCCTGGTTAATCACTTCTGGGCTTGACTCCATTTTGGTTGTGTCAAAACAAAAATCACAGAGAAACCGGTTTGTTGTTATGTTGCTACACCCAGGCTTACTGCACCTATGTTCGGGCCAAACTCTTTCCCTCGGCGTGTTTGATTTTAATGACCGGTCTTCCAGTGGTTCTCTACCTTCAGCCATTCTTTCATCTCGTTTTTTTGACCAGTAACTCTTGCGATCTTGACAGGCTGGTTTTGGGCAGTAGAGGGTACGGTTGTGTGATGCCAAAAAGGTTTCCCCACAAACCCTACAGGTACATTCAACTTTCTTTTTCACCATTTTGACCCTCCTCTCTTAACCTGTTTAATCTTACGAGTAGTAGTTTGCCACCAACAATATCGGATTCTCTTGATATTGCAATGTAGTCATTTGTTATTTTATTTAAAAGAGCAACCTTTTTGGTGTAGTACTTGGTTACCTCGTCTATTTTGTAGGTAATGGCAGACAATATTTTATTGAAGTCTGTTTCATCTTCACCAATGTTGGACATTAGATCTTCTACTGAACACCCTAGTTCCTTACAAATTCGGTAGAACAGGGTTATTCCTGGATTAACATTTGTGTTTTCAATTTCCCATAGATACCCCTTGGAACTGTCAACAGCCACCGCAAGTTGCTCTAAGGTTATACCTTTTTCCTTTCTCAGCTTCTTTAGTTTATCTCGCCTCATTTAGTTCTCCTTTGTCGGGTGAACCAACACCGGGTCCGCCGCGTAAAATATTTCAGCCTCCGCGCTAATGAAAAATACTTCTTTTTTACCCTCGGCTGTAGTAATGGTAATCTCAACGCCACCGTCTAATAGGTAGAGGTCTCCAGCAAGGTTAGATTCCCTCGCATATTTTAGGGCAACTTCCTTGCAGTTAAACCCCCATCTTACGCATGTTTCATCGTCTTCGTTTGTGACTTTGTATTCTTTGCAATCGCAAAGGGTTTCTTTGTTTTGCTTATATTCACGACACTTCTCACATTGCCACATTTAATCCTCCTCCTCTGGGTTAATTAACACCGGGTCCGTGCGTGGGTCATTATATACTGTCCCTATATACATTTTTTCTACCTCAAGGGTTTCCATGTTTACCCTGTGCCAACCTGAGACATTAGATCTATTGGGAATTACGTTAAGTTCAAACGTATCATCCCTCATGCAGATCCCTATCTTATTCCCCTCCTCTATTTGTTGGCACATTACGCCGGGTTATAGTCGAGATCATCCGGATGGTATGGGTTGGCGTTCTTTTCGCCATCCAACCTTACCTTGACGTATGGGCCGCTTGCTCCTGTAATAACCCCAAACTTCTCTTTATATTTGACAACCACACCTTTTTTTGCCGGAACACCGTAATAGTCTCTGATATATTCTAATGGGTCGTATTTCATAATTATTCTCCTTTCTCCTCACCTGTCTCATGTAAAAGCTTGTTAAGAACGAAGATCGCGTCTTCGGTTACGGTTAGCTTATGCTTAAGGTTGCACTCCAAAACCTTATTATGCTTAATGGCTTTTCGTATAGCATCTTCCTGGGATAGACTGGCATCAGCCTTTTTTACTCTTCTGGACCAGTTAAAGGCCGGTTCGTGAGTTTCAAGCCAGTAATACTTTTCTGTCTCCCGAGAGACATTAAATGAATATATTTCTAAGTTGTGTTCTTTGTATATCTTCATTCTAAACATCTTACTATAACCCCTTTCTTTTGTTCTTCTTGAAGGTTTTCGATTTGCGGCGATAGATGTCTCTTGGATGTTTTGTAGGGTTTTGTAGTACTCTGTTGTTTCTATCCAGTTCGTTTACAGCCCTAGATATGAGATACTTCATGAAATCTTTAACCATTTTTGTTCTCACCTCCACCCTTAATTCTATGTCCGATACCGTATTCTGTGTATCCCGGATGTTTAGACATCATAACGTTTAGTCGGTCGTGTACCATCATCGCAAAATTAGCCACATCGACACACTCATTCATTATTTCGTAGGGATTGTAGTTAAGCGCGGCAATGATTAACTCATGGACTTCCTCGTTAAGCCGGTCAATCAAGAACTGTACGGTAGTATCTTTAGACCACCATCCTTTTTCTCCGAGTTCATCATCCCTAGTCTCTAGTTTTTTCTCCATCTCTTCGGCAAAGTTAAGTATACATGGTCTTCTTATGTGGTCGGTACCCATGCTTTCACCTCCTTTAAAACCTTTAAAGCTTGCTTTGTGTTATAATCAACCTGTTCTAAATATCCTTCTATCCCAGAACTGAGAGCCCTTTCCAGTTTATTCTGTATTGACCACACAGATGTTGTTTCAAGGTCAATACCCATTTTCTCTAAACACTTCTTTGCTTCCAGAAGTTTATTGTTTTCTGAGATAAGTCTGTCGTTTTCTCTTCTCACCTCCTTAGTGCGCCTATCCGAATAACTCTTGATATAATACGCAACCTCACTCCCCAGATTCTTGTCGGCCTTCATCTCCTCAAGCCGTTGTCTCCATATCTCTGCGTTCTCTATCTTTGTGGGGTTGCTTGTAATCTTTGTCCTACACATCAGGACATAAAGCAATACGTCACGAAGGATAATAAAGTCCCTTACCGGTGCTTTTTTCCGGACGGTCAACCGCTTACAGTTTTTTGAAACCGTCAACAGTCCGGCATGATCAGGAACCTCCTCTGGTGCTATTATATCGCTCGGTGCTACAAAATAGAATTCCGTACAGTACTTAAGGTAGCTCCTCCACTTCTCATCCTTAAGGAAGTCCGAACGGCTTACTTTAATCTCAAACCCTATAAAGCGCGGGTTTTTCCACGACCTAGCCATTGCCCACATATCAAACCTAGAGTGTCCTCCGTAGGTGGGTCCGGTCTTGCATTCCGCAACAGACAGGAACTTATCTATAGGGTATTTCTTTTCCAGCAGTTTAAGTATTTCTCTCGCCGTTATCTTCATCACCACTCCCGCTCTACTTTTTTAAAAAGCCGATAAACGCGCTATCGATCTCTTTCTTTATGACATCATTTTTAATCTCGATTATTTTACTGTCTATGTAGTCCCGACATTCTCTTTCTACTCCCTTCGCCGCAGACTCAATTTTATTTTTTATCCCGGTATTCAGAATTCTATTCATTTCCCACTCCAGCCATGTACTCTGGGAAGAGGTACAACCCTGCATAGTTTTACCGCTACTATCAACGGGCCTTAGAAGTATATCGTCAAACCGCTTTTTTATAAGGTCTTCGATATTCCCGATAAAAGTCGTTTTCCCCCAACTGTCTGTCAGGGAGATGTCTTCCAGCAGAAAGTTCTCCATCTTCAGTTTTGTTTCTGCAACGATGGTCTCGGAAATGAGAATCGAAAGCTTCTTAAACTCATCGGTCCCCAGTTCTTCCTTACATCTTTTAGCGACCTCCTTCACCAATTCTTCCGTAAAAATAGAATCGAAGTCTAGTTCCTGTAAGTCCTCTACGTCTACCGTAAAATTAAGCTTCATCTTTTACCTCCTTTCGGTATTATCTGTTTGTAATGAGTTTCGATTTCCATCCCTTAACCGGAGTATAGTTAGCTTTTGCGACATAGATCTCTACACACTTACCCTTTGTCTTATTCGCAAACTTTCTCGCTAACTCCCACGCCTCCTCTTCTGTGGGAATTGGTTTTTCACTTTCATATTGATCCGGAAAATGATCGGAGGATAGAAAAATTCCCTTAACCCACGCAAAGCAGACAATAAACCCCCTACTGTTATCATTGTTAATAATTTTAAGCGCGTCCCGGTACTTCATAGTACTACCTCCTTTACGGATAAGCTCTCACTGGGACACGGAGCCAGGCCGTTGATCGGGTGTTATTTTAAATATTCTCTCACCGGTCTCCGCTAAAACTGCAATCCTAACCTCATGGCAAATTAAGCTTTTTATTTTCGGTATGAACTCCAGTTCAAAAGTAAAAAGTTCTTCCCCCGGATATAAACCACCTATTTTACCGGCTACAATAGGAAGCGGTTTATACCCTTCAACCCAGTGAGGAATTTGAATAGAGTTTAAATATTTTTCGTTCTCCAGTAATACCCTACTGACACCGCTAAGGCACTTTTCACAATAAATAAACTCGGTTATAAAACTCCCCTTTTCGCTCATTTCTAAGTCTCCTCTTAAGTGAAAAATACAACAACATTAACTGTACACAGACAAAACATCGTTGATACTGTGCAACTCTGTTACTTCATAGTCTAGTTCATCACAGATATCTTCTACCTCTTCAATATTGCCTTCACGGTCAAGTCGCACAATCGCAATTTCTGTCACGGTGCGCGTTATCTTAACCCTTGCTTGTCTCGGTTTTGGCTTATTCACATTTACCCCCCTTTAAAGTGTTATCGTCGCTAAACCGCTCCCGAACTCGATGTTACAACTATAACACTATTAATTACGCTATGTCAAGTCTTTTTTTAAGCTTATAATGTAATTGCGTTACAGTATATTTACGCGCGTATGGCAGCATTTTGTGTTTACTATAGTTAATAATATTAATATATATCCGAGTTATTATATATGACTAGGTTTAAAGACAATATAATAACTAAGTACTTAAGATGAACTTGGCTGAAGTTATGTAGTAGTAACTTAGTTTAGAAGTAGGTACTAAGCGGCAGTGTTTTAGGGAAATACAGCAGAAATCCACTACTTAGAAGTGATTTAGAATTCAAGAAATGGCAAAAAAGCGGTTGGGAGAGGAACTTTGCGGAAAATTGGGGTGAAATTTGCGGTTTAAGGGGTTTTCGGAAGATTATGTGGTCGGAACCACTTCGGTAGAAAAGTTTTTCGGTTGAAATTTTTGGGAGATCAAAGAACGGGGGGGTTATTCCAAGGGAAACTAAAAGTTTTTCCGGGTTTTGAATGTTAAGCGCGGGTGCGCAGGGGGTGAGAAGGTGTTTTTGTGGGTTTTATTCTGGGGTTCACCCTTTTTAGGGGGGTTTAAAATTTTTTGGGTTTCTTGTCTGGGGGGGATATATATATTATGGGGGGCAGGAGTCCCGATCCCCTTGATTTCACTCACGAAATGCCCCCCCCTATCGGATATCTCTTCTATTCCATGGGAGAAATCATCCCTTTCCTGTCCCTGCGGAAACGTATACCGGACTTGAGTTGTAAGGGCAACATACCGGGTTACAGTGAAGATAAATCTGGGGGGTTTCTTTCTTTTTAATAACATTCTCTATCTTTTTGACCATGAAATAAGCGGTGCTGGTAGGATATCAAACATCATGTGAGGATTCTAAAACCAATGATCTAAGAGGTTGTACTGGGTATAGGTTAACACAGATATGGATAAACTAGCGAATCCCTTAGAACTAAGGTTTCAGTACCCTGAAGGAGCAAAGCGAGGAAACGCAAGCCTAGCAAGGGTTTGCGGAAAAAGAATCTTCCCCCCTAAAATAAAACATTGCATAGGTGTTATGTTGGTGTTCCGCTCAACCAAAACCATAGTCTCTCAAAAAATCACGACAAATAAAACAAATAAAATCAGCAAGTTAACGCCCAGAACAAAAATATATCAAAAAAACAGTTTGACATAACATCTCAGAACAACTATTATCGTTCTTGTGCCGTGCATTGCCCTACCAGGACACGGAGAAACTAAAATCAAACTTACACGGCCTAAAAAATCTTAATGAAGGGAGGTGACACACTTGGAAATATGTGAGATATGCGGGAAAGAAACGAATAAAATAGAAAGGTGTTATCAGTGCGGTGTTTATACTTGCAGGGATTGTCAAAAGAATATGGGCAGGTGTCAAGGGTGCAATCGATCTTTTACCGCTTGTCCTGATGAGGAATCCTATCTTGCTGGGAGGTAACGTTATGATAATCTCAATAGTAATAGCGGTGTTGATCATATCAATGATTATAAGCTATAACCTTTAAAGTGCCCTTGATTGTGGTATCGATCTTTGAAAATTGAATGAGGAATAAGAATAAAGATATATCCGTATGGATTATCTATCAGAGTTAAGGAGTTAAATATTATGGCAGGAACAAAGAAGAATGGAAACGGACAGAGCTTTTCAGAATTGGGACGGAATGTAAAATATAACGTTACAGGTAAAACTTTAACGTTGTCAATCGATCTTGGAAAGAAAGGCAAGGTTTCCTCATCGGGAAAGAGTACAATTATTGCATCTTCTCAGGGTAACCAGCCTATCGCCTATGAAGGCGAAATCCTTAAGCTGGGATTGAATGTTTATCAGCCTGTCTAAACGTAACGTAACCAGTGGGGATGAGTGCAATAGATAACCGTACTCATCCCCTTTTCTTTTTTAAGAGAGGATAAGAGAATGAAACCAAAGAAGATTAACAAAATGTCAGTAAGGGAACTGTCCCTTGCATTAAACAAGCTAGTACTAAGGGATTCATCCCTATATAGACAACACTTGATAGCGAGAATTAAATTACTGCAAGGTTTAGGGAAAAAATAACCCGGTAAAACATTCGAGGAAGATCAAGGGCGTGAAGTCGTTAAGGCTTTGCGCCCTTTTTTTATGCCTTGTTTCCAGGGATTTACCTACCGGCGACCGTAAAACCAGGTTCAAACATGGGTTAAAACATTGTACCAGGATAACGATACGTAACTTTTAAACCACTTTCTTTGATTTCCTATACTCCGGTATGCCTTCAAGTTTTAACCGCTTACAATCCATTTTTAAAATCACGCTTTGAAATCGGTTTTTTCAGGGTTTTTTCCAGGACAACTCCTCTATTGATACCCATAGTTAAACCACTGATAGGCACGGGTTCCGGCTGGTTTCACACCCGCAGTTCTCCTCCTGTAAGAAGCGAAAGCTATCCCAATAAAGGAATAGATAAGAAGATTTCTCTCGATAGAAAATGTTATCGATAGAAAATGTTATCGAGAACAACGGGTATCCTGTCAATAACAGAAGCGCGGGGTCTTAGTCTCAGTGTGCTGGGCACATAAAATTGCAAGGCACATGCCAAAAAAAACGATTAATTTTTTTCAGCTCGGAAACCCCTTACTACAGCGCACAAAAAAAATAAAAAAACTTTTTTCTTGACAAAAATCAGGTGTTGCGATATCATGGTTTTGCTTTTACGTCACTGACACTGGGTATCCTGTAAGTAAGGGTATCTAAACGATAACATGAGAGCATGGAGGTGTGAGATGAGCATAGAACTTAAGTTAGAGAAGGTCCTGATAGGAGATCAAGAGAGTTTCCGGATAGTCTCCTTTGACATGTTGGGCGAGGATCAATTACCCGTGACTTACTTCGAGGATGTGCCATGGTGTAAGAAGTTAAACCATGAGATCTTCGTCTTAGCTGGTGAAGATGTTTACCGACAGTACCTTAACATCGGAGGAGTTTACCACAAAGTATGTATGGAAAAATACATTCGCATACTCAAGAAGTCTGGGGAGAGATTGCATAAAATAAATGAGGAGTTAAAGAAAGAGAAGGGGGAGGAGAAGGAGGAGAAGAAGCGGGCCAGAGGGTGGGCCGGAGAGTTAACCATTGTAATCTAACCGGAGAATGGGTAGGTGTAAGATGAGTATAAAGGAGAAGTTCAGAACAGCTTACAACTTAGCTCTGGACATCTGCGATAGACTGGAAACAAGTAGTGAAATTGATTTAGTCTGGAAGTATATTGATGGGTCGAAGTGGCGGGCTATCAATAGGCATGGTTCTCATCTTACAATAACGGAGGATGAGAAGAAGATTAACGAGGACATTATAGTAATGAGCAAGATGAAGGAGGAAAAGAAAGATGGAGAAGCAAATCTTCATAACAGTTGAAGGAGGCCTGATACAAAGTATCGATGTTTCAGAGGACGTTGACGTGAACATAACCGTTGTCGATCTGGATACCGATGGGTTTGACGAAACAGTAGAGATTAGTCCCGGGTCGTCAGCAATTCTTTCCAGTCCTGTAGTAAACAGGATTGATGATGGAGATGTAGACTTCTGGGAAAACGTCTTAAGAAAGGAGGGAGAATGAACACGTTACTCAAGTGGTTGGAGTGGGAACACGCAGCCGGTAGAGACTGGGGTTGGAGGTGGATAGAACAATCACAACACCTCCAACAAGAGGAAAGAGATAGAGTTTTCAGGGAGTTTATCGATGGGAAACCTATCTCAATACTAAGGGGCTGGAACCCATTAAGGGAGAATAGCTATGGATAACCATGAAAGAGATAATGAAGAAGTAAATCCGATTGACTCAATCAAGTCCTCCATTAAGAAGTGGGAGGAACTTACGGAGAGAATAACTGTGGATAGCCATAAAGTACCAGAAGAAAAAGATGTGGAAGAAATAAACCTGATCGATTCAATCAGATCGTCCCTTAAGAAGTGGGAAAGAATCGAAGAGAGTCTAAAGCTTTGGGAAACAAACGATCTTAAAGCTCCACCCATTATTAACTGGGTTAGCGAGTACTGGCATAGTTGTGGATACTGTGAATACTACGATCAGTGTAGTCGTTGCTACCTGTGCGAAAAGAGTGTCGATGGGATACCCATATGTTTAGATTCATGTAATGTAGAAGTCGGTAAATCATGGGCACTTGATACACTACTGATAGCAAATATAGGTGAGTTCAATGATGCAATAGAAAAGTGCGAGGTGGTTATCGTAGTAATGAGAGACCACCTAAAGAAAGAGGAGGAAAAAAATGAGGTGGGTACGGGTATATCTGTTTGAGGAACTGCCCAGGGAAGCCCAAGACAGGGCTATTGAAGATGCCAGGGAAGATATTGAGTATCCTTGGCATGAAGACAACCTTAAATCACTGGAAACATTTGAACAAGAGTTTCCGGTGAAGGCTTCAAACTGGTCTTATGGAGGGGACCTGGGAAACCACTACATAACATGTGAATGTACAGAGAGAGAGGAGGTGATGGAACTCGAAGGATTAAGGCTCCGCACATGGATTATAAATAACCTTTGGGATTACCTCTATGAACCGAGATATTTAGGCCATGTGAAGGATAAACCAGTTTACAGTAAGGTGAGTCTCCAACGGGCTATGCCTACTGGACGCTATTTAGACGTGTCAATAAGAGATCCGTTCCACAACTTCATTGATAAATTTCCTTCCTGCATACATCTTCATGATATCCTAATGGAATGTCTTGGAGCATGGGTAAGGGAGTGTTCTATCGATGTGAAATCAACACAGAGCGATGAATATCTTAAGGATTTACTCATCGCTAATGAGTACGAGTTCATGGGAAACGGAAGGTTTTACTACTAAAAAAAGGAGGGATATGCAAGATGAATAAGGACAAAGTGTTATCGATAAAAGATCTGATAGGGAGTCTCCCACAAGTTGAGGGGACAGAAGGAACGGAAGAGGAGATAGAAAGGATGTACAACAGGGTTATGATATCCATGGAAAAATATGATTTCGATGGCAGAGATATCGAGCTTGGATTCAGGCCATTTTGTACGGCAGGGAAGCAACACACGTCACACTTCTGGGTGAAGGACCTTGGAAAGAAAGTTGAAGGGAGCTACAACTGGCACGGACAGGAAACCAGCCAGTGGTTGTTTGCCGGGTGTATCCTTGTCCATGACAATACGGTTTCATCACACACATAAGGAGAGAGGAACATGATGACAGGAGAAGAAATTGATAATATAAAAAAGTCAATCGATAAATGGAGAACGATAAGAAGAGAACTGATAACAAAGATAAACCAACAGTGGGTCATGGATTACTGGGTAGAAGGATCATGCGGGTATTGCGATCAGTACATTGATTGCGAAAAATGCCCACTCTTTAGTCTTGTCGGCCCAATGGTCGTGTGCTATTCAGCTCAAAGCATACATGTTTCACACGCCTACTCAGCCTTAAGTAAGGCTGACGATAGAAACTACGCCGGAGCATTGAAATCATGCGCCATAGTGCTTGATTTCATGGAGGCTCACCTTCGAGGTTACATTGAAAACAAACCCGATGTTAAGCAAGAATATTTTTACCACTACAGAGTGCTTGTATGCAAAGACATCCCAATAGGTGGAGTTGTTCCGGCATACAACGTTCAGTGGTTAATAGATGAGATGATGGAAGAAGGTGTTGACCTAGGCTACGAAAACTTCGTTAAGGGGATGAGGGAACGTGGATTCACAGAGGAGAAAATAGAGAGAGAGTCTGAAGACTTCGAAGGGGGAACTTACCTACTTGGATTCATAAAAAACGATGACGGTCTTTATGAACCCGATCCAGAAGCAGATATTTCCGCAATCTGGAATAAACAACACGTTCAAATAGTCAGATCGGAAACGATAAAAAGGCGGGCTCTTTGTTCCCCTTGTTTCCCAGGTCAAGGGGATCTGGATACACCAGGAGACTACCTAACATACTGTGTTCCAGAAGAGTACTACGACTACGAAGAAGGTGAAGGGGGGATGAAAGTTAGATACCTTACCCACAGGTCTGGGAAGTGGACATTCAAGGCTAAGGAGTGGTCCTGTTGTGGATACACATGGCAACTACTCCTTAGCCGCAGATACCCGGACAGATACAATTGGAATCCTGTCTGTCCTAACTGTAAGTCAACCATTAATAAGGAGGTGTAACATGTATACAGTAACAAGACAAATACAATATCCTACCGGAAATTGTGTTGTAGAAATATCCTCCGGTGGGATTGACAAATCAAACCCTGACGCTCTCTCCCCTGAATATGATGGCGAGATGGTAGAATACAGCGACCCAGAAGGTGCGGTTAAAGCTGCAATCTCAATCTGCCGCAAATGGAGAGAGGGCGGTCAACCATCACATCTCGGGATAGGTGCAACCGGAGGATACACCATGCCGTTTGAAACATGTACATTTAAGGAAGCCTTGAGGTGGGGAAAGGAGGAGGGCAAGAAGTTAGAGAGATGCCCCAACTGTAATGAGATTACAGGAGATCTTTATGAGTGGTGGCAGGCTGGGGTATACGATACCTCTGGTAACTTCTCACCATTTTATGATGGGGACAAGTACTGTTCGGAACAGTGTGCCGATAAACGATCAATATTTGAAGAAGAAGAAGAAGAAGAGAAGGAGGAGAAGAGAAGGAGGAGGATGCTATCGATTAAAAACAAGGTAGTGGTGGCGCGGATACTTGCTCACCACGTAACCGTAGAAGAACCCGATATTGTCAATGATATGGTTTGGTCTCACGCAGATGGACTGAGATCTAACCGCTTGCACGACCTAGTACGTTGTAGGTGTTCATTAATTGATTCGATATCTTTTGACTTAGAGATGGAAGAAAGACAATTAGACGAAGACATTGAGGAGTTAAAACTTTTACTAGGAGGGGATAGTGATGAAGAAGGGAAGGAGAGTAAAGGTAAGTTGGACTGAACAACACGAGGTTGTGTTCATGACAATCCTTGAAGATGATCAGGAAATAATCCAAGAGGCAATGGAAGGAGACGATGATAATACGTGTGTTGGTTGCGAGAACCATTACGTAGAAAATTGGGTAGATGAGGTGCCCTGGGAGTGTGAAGATTGTGGCAGTAAAGGTACTTTAAAAACAACAACGGGGCTTCCAGAGAAGTTAGTGTTCACCAAAGAACAGTGCCCTGTTTGTACTGGTGAAATACCTGGGAGACTTGAAGGGAGAGTCCGAGAAGATGATACCACTTAAGGGTGTACCGATATCATTTGGAAGTTACGGGAACTATCAATCAGGTGGCTATGGAGCACACTGCATAAGAATAAGTGTCGGCAACATGGTATTCTATTACTCTTACGATACTATCGTTGCCTTCCGTACACTTAAGACTGGATTGGTATGCACAGAGAATGTGTGGGGTCCGACAACTGGTAAGCACTTAAACTGGATACAACCCAATAAGAATAAAAGGCTTCCACAGGAAAAGTTTGATGAACTATTCAACGAAATATTCAACCAGAATAAAACCGAAGAGATTGGTAATACAATAAGATCGATAACAATTTAAGGAGGTGTGACATGAACGGAAACATAATATTGAGTGACAAGTTTGGTGTAAACCCAGCAATAGGTGTGTGCCCACGGTGTGGTGAGGATAATGGAGAACTTCTTCTGCTCGGAAAGGTGCATGAGTATGAGTGTAGAAGCTGTAAGGGTAGAATAGTAGGCAAACGTCCTTCATTTTGTCCACACTGTCACAAGAACATTGGGTTCATTAATAATGGCGAGTATGAAGGGCGTAAAATCCCCTCATCCCTGTGTGACAAGTGTGAGGAAAAAAGAAAGGGGGAGGTTGAAGAGGTGGAGAAGGGCGGGGTGTTCTGGAAATGTGATAATTGTAGCAGTGAGGGCATCGTAAAAGCCAATGCAAGGTTTTCCGAAATAGTAAGAGAGCAAACTGGGGTTAACCCACCAGGTCATATTGGGGTGATGATCACGAAGGAACAGTGCCCTGTTTGTGCCGATAGTGGAGGTAATGCATGAGTTATAAATGGAAAACTCCATACCACTGGCTAAAGTTTAAGGTTAGAAAGTGGGACAGGAAAAAAATGAGGGAGGAACTGTTGTTCCTCGCAAGAAAAATAGATCCGGATATCATTCAAGATCTATATCAAGAGGACATGGAGATTGACGGATACTTTAGAGAGGAGGATTGAGATGGTTGATACTTGTTGGCTGGAGATATGATCATGATAAAAATTTATGATAACGAGGGGGAAACCTTCGATAGATACACTGTAATAATTGGGAGAAGCACGTACACCATGTCCCACAATCCCTTAAGCCCCCAAGGATTCAATCAATACGGTGGGACAGTAGAAGACATACACCCTGATTATTACACAGGTATAGAAGTATCTATCGACAGGGTGCCAAAGGATGTCAATGAAGCAATAAGAAGGAGGCGATCATGATAACACAATACCTGAAGGGAGGGTATCCCATCTTGTGGGTACAAACCCATGAGGAAGACAGGGCAATCAGTGCTATGGGAGTGGAGGCAGTTGAACTTGGATATGAATGTCTGTCCTGGGATATAGCTATGGGCGATGGAGACCCCATGTCTCCACTCATAGGCATAGAATCAATGGAGATACACAGTATAATGTTCCTGAAAGATTACCACAAGTTCATTGGTGGCACCGAGATCTTCAGGACAATAAAAAACCTGCGGGACACATTGAAGACCAAGAAAAAGCACCTGATAATAGTTTCTCCGGTGGTCAACATTCCAATAGAGTTAGAAAAGGATATTACGTTAATCGATTTTCCATTACCAACACAGGAGGAGTTGGTAGGTATGGCTAAAGATATTATTGGCAAGGTAAATAAGGATAACAATCTCTCTATCAAGATAGATAAAGAGGCAATGGCTGCCGCTTGTGGGCTTACAGCATTTGAAGCAGAGAATGCTTTAGCTCGAAGTCTGGTATCAACAAAGAAAATAGACATGAGTATACTCGAAGAAGAGAAACTTCAGGGAATTAAAAAGTCTGGGCTTATGGAGATAGGCACCGCAGTTAAGGAGTCAGAGCTTGGTGGGCTCGATGGGCTTAAAAAGTACCTTCACAATAGAAAAAAAGGCTTCTGGGATACCAACCTACCCACACCTAGAGGTATCCTTTTAGTTGGCCTTCCTGGTGCTGGTAAATCTCTATCATCAAAGGTTACGGCTTCAGTGTTGGGGTTCCCATTGGTTAACCTTAACATAGCAAGCCTGAAAGGATCTCGCGTAGGGGAATCCGAAAAGAATATGAGCCAGGCATTGTCCTTGATTGACGCTATCTCGCCATGCGTAGTAATGTGTGATGAGATAGAGAAGAATGTCGGGGGTGCCATATCATCCAACAAAACAGACGGTGGTACCGGGTCTGCAATGTTTGGTACACTTCTAACGTGGATGCAGGAAAGTGTTAAACCAAAGTATGTAGTAGCTACCTGCAATGACGTTGAAGACCTGTTAGCCGTCTCACAGGGGGCCTTACTACGTAGGTTTGATGATATCTTCTTCCTCGATTTACCGAACGACAAAGAAAGGAAGCAGATTCTCAAGATTATGAACAAAAGGTACGGGACAAAACACAAGCTCCCTCTCACCAAAAAGATGATGAACTGGACCGGTGCAGAAATAGAAAAGTTTGTGGTAGCCTCTATCTACGATGGCGAAGAAAGTGCCCTTGAAAACATTAAGCCTATCTACATACAGAACAAAGATAACATAGAAAAGACGAGGGGGTGGGCCAAGAACAACGCAAGATATGCAACCATTCAAGATAACCCAAAGAAAGCCAAGGAAAGGAGGTTAAGTTTATGAGTAGCACAATGAACGTAAAGACAGAGATGAAGGATAAAACTGCACTGAAAGAAGCATGTAAAAGGCTTGGCATAGAGGGAAGAGAGGGTAGTTTCAAGCTATATGCTTCTGAAGAGGAGGGATTTGGGGTGTTTCTCCCGGAGTGGCGATACCCGGTTGTATTAAAACCCAATGGGGTGGTATCATATGATACTTACCATGGACAGTGGGGAGATGAGAAAGAGCTATCAAAACTGACAGCTTACTATGGCGTAGAGAAGGCTAAACTAGAAGCTCGTAAGCTAGGACACACCTTCTCGGAAAGTGTGACAAAACAGGGTGAATTGAAGCTGGTGGTTTACATGTAAGGAGGAGGAGGTATAAATGGAAACAATAACACTGGAGTTCGATCTTAATACAGGAGAGGCCAAAGTAGAAGCTAATGGGTTCCATGGTAAAGGGTGTAAGAGTGCCATGGAGTTGATTACAAAAACTCTTGGAGAAAGTACAGACTTCAAAAAGAAAGCTGAGTGGTATGAGACTAACATTAAGCACAACTTAAACTCAAACCTTTGTGGATAGGAGAAGCTACTATGACAAGTTGTCACGTTTGTAACACATGTAACTATTCGTATAAGGTTCCAACAGATCAGGACGCGGTGATTTATATCACATGCGATACTTGTGGGGCAACATGGGGAGAGCCTAATGAGCTATACCTTAAGGCTCAAAAGAAAAAACTGGAAGATGATTACTTTAGTCAGTTTGATCAAGGGGGGTGAGAAGATGAAAACAGCGACAATCAGTGCGGAAATAAGTAGCGAGGCAGCCTATAACAAGGGAGTAGAAATTGGTCTGACAGAAGAAGCACTAAAGATGTTCAGGCATTTCAATGAGGTTGTACTTGAAATCAAGATTGACGATGAAGGTGTAGTGCGAGAAGCAAAGGTAGTAATACCTTAAAGGAGGTAAGTAAAATGCATGACGAAAGTAACATATTCGAATTAGGGTGTCTGATACAACTATCCATTTCAAGGTGGATGGGAACAAAGAAGATTAATTCCAAGGTGGTAGAAGATAAAATGGGGCAATGGGTCAAGGGTACAAAAAACCTTGTAGATCCCAACGAGATATCCAGGATTAACAAGATTGCATCATTGGCTCGGAAGTATCTTGAGTCCCACGCCCTTCCCTTTCCGATCAAAGGACTTGTCTTTGTATCCAAAGACTCTATCGATAAGATAGATGCGAAACTTACAGAGTTCCAAGAAGAATTTTACGAGAGGGTGTCCAGGTTTCCATACGAAACGCTTATAGAAAGGGCAGAGTATGTCCTGAAAGGATTGTTTGACCCCAAAGACTACCCATCAGATATAAACAAAAAGTTTAAGTTCGAGTGGAAGTTTTTAATACTTACCACTCCGGACAAGGCAAGCCTTCTTTCCCCGGAACTATATGCAAGAGAGAAGGAAAAGTTCCTTACAACCATGGAAGAGGCCAGGGAAATGGGTATCATGGCCCTACGTACAGAATTTGGAGGCATGGTACAACATTTGTGTGACAAGTTGACCCCAGATGAAGATGGGAAAAGGAAAATATTTAAAAACTCTTCGGTTGAAGGCTTTCAGAGTTTCCTCGATAATTTCAAGGACAGAAATGCTTTCGATGACAGTGAATTAGAATCACTGGTTGACAAAGCCCACGAAATTATAGGATACTATTCTGGAAATGACATGCGAGACAATGATGGTCTCGCAAATATTATCCTTGATGAGATGAGCAAGGTTAAGAATAACTTTGATGAAAACTTAACCGATGTTGGAAGGGAGATAGACGTGAATTAAAAACTGAGTAAAAAGAGGGGGTATATTAAGCCCCCTCTTTTTATGGGAGGATAAGATGGGTCAAGTATACTTAGCCATACACAACGGTTGCTATGAAGGGTGGGGTTTAGAGCCATACAATACTGCAATTGAAGCCCTCAAAGTAGTAAGAGAAGGTGGAACATATGGTCAAAAATGGAAAATTCTTAGAGAACTCACAGTGAAAGTTGAAGAAGGGGGAGAAGATGATACGGTTTAGGGAAGATATAATTGAAGAAATAAACTTCAGGAAACTAATAAACGTGTGTCCTCACGACATTAATTTCTCGGACAAGAGGGGGAACCTTACGTATACCCTACACCAAAGCGGTATAGTTTTGTCCGGTAAAGAGAAAGATGAGTACATGGAGAGCTTCCCATATAAGGTCTTCAAGCGAACCTTCCACCCCACCAAGATTGGATTAGATACTCTTAAAGAACTAGAGAGAGACTACCCATGGTACTTGATAGTGGGTAGTAAGATCACAGCCCAGGCTTACCCGGGTCAAGTGGTAAGCCTGGTACCGTGCATTGGAACAGATAGAAAACTGAAGATGATGAGAGAGGGGTTCTTTCGGAGTTTCATTTGATTTACATAACTTCGTACAATTTGCCTGCCATTTTATTTCTTTTACTCTTTGGTAGCCGCTTGATTAGTTTAGCGGCTATTAATAGTTGGATATGCCTTGTCACAATACTTTTCGCAACACCAATTTCCTTCGATATTTCCGTGTTGGTAGGATCTCTATTGAGGTGATATCGAAATCGGACTATAGCTTGATAGCTCATCATCATACCGGCAGGATATTTCTTAACATCTGTCCTACCCTTAATAAACCTATTAAACTTATCGATCTTCTTGGGATTCAATGTACTTCTCTACTTCCCTATTGTGGATAAACATGGAACCGTCAATAATAATGGGTGTGAAAACGCCAAGTTCAAGCTTTCGATATATAGTCATAGTCGAGAGCCCCAGCCTTCTAGCAACACTACTTACAGCTAATAGTAGTTCAGTATTTATCTTCTCTTTCATTTGATTATTCCAAACCTAGATAGGGAGGGGATAGCCCCCCCCCCCACATATCTATGAATATTGACCGGCGAGGTAGGACTGCAAACTATCACAGTTAAACCTACCTTCGCACGAGTTCATGCAATACTCCGCAAGCATCATATCGCCATCGTTCTTATTGCACTTTACCACATCAGCAGTAGGACCTGGATCTATTGGAACACCCTGTTCAGTTTCCGTATCATTGGTTTCCTCGGGGTCAGTTTTTGGATCTGTTTTTTTACTGTCAAGAACCTCCTCCGGTCTCATTTTAAGCGGTGGATCCTCTTCTTCATCCTTTTTTACATTCCTTCCTCTGGCTCTATCCTTTGGCGCAAGTTGTTCAGTGTTCTCCCTTCTCTTCTGGACATCCATATCAACAGCCCACTTTTCATACTGCCCCATGAACTTTCCGATGTTACGTATTGCCTGAGTTTTAATCTGAGCAACCGTCATATTGGCCTTACCAGAACAAACCTCCAGGAACTTGTCCATTTGCTCCTTATCAGCTTTCTTAGCAACGATAAGGTCAAAGGTTTCGGAATCATCTGCCTGTTTTTTATCATTACTGGGGTCAGGTTTGGGCTTGTTTTTTGGCTCGGTATATGTTCTCTTTTTGGTAAGTGGGGGCAAGACCCCTGAATATTGAGGATCGGGAGGGTTTGGGAGTGAAGCCCCACCTATAGTTACATTGGGCATGCCCCCCAAGTCAGCTTCACCATCTGTATACAAATTCTGAAATTGATCAGGCCATATAGCTCTTAGCCCTTGAGACTCGGCAACTTTCATAATCTGCGATGGCTGTTTCTCTGGCAGCCAAAACTTAGTGAGTTTACCGTCAGATTTATACTGAAGATACCCACTAAGATTAACCTCTCTCCTATGTACATTTTCCCAGCCTTCAGGTTTAGCTTCAAACCAAGCACCAAGAACTGTACTCCCAGGGAGAACCAATCCCTTAGTATCAGAAACAATCTTTGTTTCGGGATCGTAAACAAGCAACCCAACACTCCACCCAGTACAATCGTCTTGTGCCCTGGCTCGGCTCCGGAAGTAATCGATACTGGTTATTATCTGTGCGGATGTTTTGTCTGAATACTTGATAAGATAGCAGTCCTTTTTGAACGGGTTTAACCCCCTGGCCTTACACACACCCATAAAATAAACTATCTCACCGTCTTGCACAAGGTTAGGCTTACCCTGCACAAGATAATTCCGAACGATATCAAAACTGAGTTGAATATCGGTCCCATCTTTCGACTTATACTCTACAATGTCACCCATTTAACTTCCTCCATGTTAAGGTTTTTTCTTCCTCGCCTTCCGGGTCTTCAACTTATCATCAAGATAAATATTAAGTCCTGGAATGTTTCTAGTACCAGCCTTTATTAACTTCTTCACCTCCTTATCTATGACTTCAATTAATTCCACGGGTACTTCTTTTATGTCAACAACTTCATATACCCACTCTTCCTTGATAGTAGCAGTACCACCTGTTTGACCTACCGTAACCTTATCCTTTGATAATGATGGTACCTGTATGTCAAATACACCTGGATCTATCCCGGCCCTCTTAGCTTCCTCCTCTGTATCTTTCTTTACTTTCTCGATAACCTCGGCGGCTTTCTTTTCTTGTTTCTTTCTTTCCTCACGAACCTTTCTTTGATACTCTAAGAGGTCTTTGTTCTTTATCTTACAAATGGTATCTATTTTGTCACGGAAGGGCTTAACGATAGCGTTTACGCCGTTCACGTATGATCCTGGAACCTTTATGATATCCTTTCTCTTGGTTTCCAGTGTGTTTCGCATCTCCTTTAATTGAGAAACCATGTCAACCGCCTGAACCTCAGTAGCCTCATCTTTGATTAGGTGGTTATTAGCTAAAGTCTCAAGCTGTTCTATTTTCCCGTAATACTTTTCAATCAATACAGCCTTAATTTCCCCGAGAGTTTCCTTAACCATGCTGTCAGTTATGTTAAGTTCCGGAAGTACAACAATATTATCTTCTACGAACTCAGCATCAACAACGCTATCCTCTTGAGTTTCCTCTGAAAATAAGTCCTCAAAAAAATTTGTCATAGATTTTTCTCCCACCTATGTATTGTTAGAAGTGCCATTAAAACATCAAACGAGTACACAAAGTTTTGATACTCCTTTATTTTGGCTGTTCGTCCATCCTTAAACAACTGTAATCCTCCATATCTTTCTATAGGTATTCCTTCTATGTTTTGGATTAAGTGTTTATATCCGGCAACCTGAATCTCGTAACTCCTCATCATAGCCGCAGAGGTTTTTATATCCCAAAGACTAAACCCCTTATCCCCCATTAACTTAACCACTAAATCAGGTTTACCTGAGAAGCCAAGAACATAATCAATAATCCTCTCCTCTCCAAAGATAAACTCCTCAACCATTAAGTCATACCAAAGGGTAAAAGACTCAATGTATCCACCAAACTCTCTATCGAGAGGATACCACGTATTGGTCACATAAGCATGGCATGCTGAATGAACCTCAGTCCCACGGTATTGAGCTAACTTTAAGTCCTCATCTGTCACAAAAGGAAATTTAGAATTAATGATTGTTGTTACGCTGGGTAGCATGTTGCAGTTATAACACTAACATTAAAGATTGTCAACTACAAAACAATGTCGAGTGTTATTTTTGTGCGGATTATTACGTAGGGGGGGTTTGGTTTTTCCTGTCACATTTCATTTCTTTTTTAAACTCGGTCATTTCTTTAATGAGATTTTCTACATTAGAGTCTACTTTTACAATTAACAACCCATGTCCCTTTATTTCTTTCATAAGCTCACCAAAAACCACCTCACCCTTAGAAAATCTTCTATCATACTCCTTTTGTAGTGTGATCATCGCCTTCTCCTGTGATTTTATCTCTGCTTGGATTGATTTACATTTTGAATTGCATGTTTCTATAAATGTTTTATCTATTTTAAGGTCAATCCGACCCGAAAGTATTTTATAAAAAACTACGATCAGAGGTATAACAACAGTTAGGGTGGCGGTGATTATTAAAACGGTTTCCATTGAAAGTCTTCTCCTAGTTATGAGAGAGTTTGAGTTCTCATCTTTACTTCTTTGATTGTATGCGAGAAAGCTTTTTCAATATTACTCGATATCCTTTTCTCAACGTCCATCTCTTTAATAGCTTCAGTCATAACTACGAGAAGTATTTTCTCTATTTTTTCCTTCTTCTTTTTTGTCGTCAACCTTCCTGTAGGATAAAGCTTCGTAGCTCTAATGATTACATCTGAAATAAAATCATCTACGTTAAACCCATCCAAAGTTTTATTAACCAAACTTCGGAGAACATGCTTCGGAGAAAGAGATGTTACTATGGTACCATTAGTATCCTTTCTACTTTTTATTATCGCGAAACGTAACATTTTATCCTCCAAGATAAAACCGGGGGCCTAATAAAAGGCCCCGGCCACTGTAAATCAAAAGTGTTAATCGTCATCAGGTATATCAAAGGCAGACCTGATCATTTCACACAAAGGTAGTACCATCTTATCGTCAACCGTTGAAGCTGACCCAAGCACCATATTCTCAATCCAGTCTAACAGCATATCCAGCAGATTCTTCATCAATTCCGGTGTAAGCATATTGACCAACATTGAGATCAACATTGAAACTAATTTCCCTTTCATTCATATCACCTCCTTATATCTAAATATTTATACCACTTTGACCACATCATGAAAGCAAATATTTTCTTGTCTTGCAGTGTTGTATCTTCGAGCCAATCCTCTTTGCAGTTAGGGCAAATATTGAAGTCATCGCCCGGGGAAGATAAGGCGACTTCAATCATACCAGTCCAACCACAATATGTACACTTTAATTCGGGTAGATTGTCTATTTTATGCTCCCTAGATCTACGCAATCCCCAATCAATCCATCTAATAATACAAGCTCATTCTTAGCAAACACAACCTGTGCCCGTAATTCAGATTTCTTGCTTACTGCAAGGTGTATGACGGAACTCTGTGCTTTCTCATCAGTCTCCAGTTCTGCTATGTCCACAAGAAGTTCCTTTCTTAGATTCTCCAACTTTTCCTTCGTTATTCCATCCATTATAATAACTCCCTTGCTTCCTGTCTTGAGACCTCAATTTCAGTAGGTATATCCACACTTGAATCAGCTTTTCTACACGCATACCAGTCAGTGTCTAATAAGTGTTGTAAGGCCTCTGCTTGTAGTTCTTCTATCGTAGGTGGATTAGCCTGATCATACGCATCCTTCTCAGCCTGAGTCTTTTCAACCACGGCCCCACCTACTATCTTCAGATAATACCAGGGAATGTCCGTAAAGTCAGCCCAATTAGGAACCGGCTCGATAGCCCCTTCCGGCAAGGGACTCCAGCCTACTAAAAGATCAACTCCGTCTTGTCTTTCCACAGCATAACGCATTAAAAAGCCTCCAATAACTGCTCTGTAATTCTTTCAGGAGCAGGAGTAGGACTTAAGCCCGTCCGTGCATTCAACACATTCCTTTGTCCACCTATCTTTCTTACACCCCTATCATAAAAATTAATATCAATGGTACTTGCAACTGCCGTAGAGTTATAAGCATTAAGTTCCTTTCCATAAGATGCATCTACATTTCTAAGCTTACAACTAAATACATCCTCTTCCTGGTTAACTTTTAGTCCCCATTCATAAGGAGCACTTAAAGATCTGGAAGCTAACAACTGAGGTTGATAAACTTCACTACCAACCACCTTCAGCTTATCAAACTCAAACATCATGTTAGGGAGAGCTGCATATCTTCTGAATTGCCAGGAAGTTTGATAACTCTCCACTAATAATTCTCTAGCTTTAAATCCCTCCATAAACCTCGGGTTCAAAACACTACCATATTCTTCACTAAATAAAATAACTCTATTGTAAGTAATGTAATCCACGCCAGTGGAGTGTACCCTGCTTAATCTATATGAAGGAATGGAGATTAATCCAAATCCAGGGGGGCGATAAGACCAAAGAATGATTGTCCCTTCTCCAGGATCAACAACTAATTGAGCATTAGCTCCAGCAGAATAAGAGAAGAAAAATATAACTGCGTTTTTAAATACGTGTGTTCCATCTCCGAACTTCAAGGTAACTACAGCAACCGGAAAAGAATTCATATCTATTTTAAATGTATTTTCACACCACGTTTGGGCAGTGTAAGTATCCCAATCAAACGTAACTGCTGTAATGGCAGCGTTGTTTTCTTGTAAGGTCAGCTTATAAAATATATGGTTCCCCGCTTTCAATGAACACACCTGATTACTGCTTATATACTCTATTTCAACCTCGCAAGGATTGACATACTCCCTTGCGTCTATTTCAGCAGTGGCATCTTGAAGGACATATCGCATATATCTAACAGAGATTATTCCATCAGTGTCCATCTCACTATCATCTTTATACCGATACCAAAGCCTGCCTGTTCCAGTAATCTCTCCGGAAACCTCAACTGTAGCATTGTTCCCACTAACGTCTACATCGCAAATGGTTAAACCGTTTGCCTGAATGTCCAGAATGCCTGTCACTTTAAGAGTTTGTGAGACGTTAGCCACTCCTAATCTAGTCCCAGTAAAAACATATTCCCCGCTTATTGTTAAGTGCTGAAAAGAGGCTGCTGCAAGATCATTAAGCTGATACGTTTTAGTTTTTCCAGAAAAGATACATTCCGGGTCTTTCCCCGTGCCTGTTCCTACCGAAAAGCTCCCCCCTGTTTTTAACCAGTTACCTTTAAACTCAATAGTATGATCAGGCCCACCAGTAGGTCCAAAGTATCCAGCAGCTATAGAAAAATCACCGTTGATAACAGCACTCGCATCAATCAACAACATCTCTGTCATACCAGCAAGCAAGGATAAATTATTACACTCAATATCCGAGGTAGGCCAGCAAAGAACATACCCATTTCCATCAATGTAAACATCGTCACTTGCAGTGGGAATTCCTGCACCGCCAGCCCCTCCACTTGTAGCAGACCAGTTTGAAGCAAGGTGCCAATTTCCGTCTACACCGACCCAATACCTAGCCATTACTTTCTTTCCATAAGAATTAGTTCCAGCTTCAATGAAACTGTCTGACTTGCAATAAAATCTAAGTCAAGGTAAACTTCCTTATCGCCCTCGGCATTCCAAAGTAAGACATCATGAAGCTCTACAACCCTTGAAACACCCACATCAATTGCATGAGTGCCAACGGTATCTTCCGCTACGCACGTATCGGCAATGGTTGTTAATCTTACCTGTTCATCATCATCCAAAAATCGAACTAAATCATTAGGACTTAAATCTGTTTCATCATCAAGTATCAGGTTGGCATCACTTCCAGTACTCGCTACTTCCATTTCCGTATAAACAAGCTTAGAGGATGTTCTATAAAACACATCATGGCTATGTTTTGCAGTCTTGTTGTGCAACGATATTGTTCCCCATGCGGCAAAGCCACTTCCCGGGTCAGCATCTATATAAAGCCTGCCCCTAAGAAGTTGTTGGACTTCATCATCAAGAAGAATCGTAACACTTTGAGACGTGGAAGCAGAAAAATCTAAATCATACACTACAGCAGCTTTGGGCTTCCATCCAGTATAATAATCAAATTTTCCAGTAAAAGGATTTAATGTGTAACCCATTTTTTTACCACCCACTCGCACGAAGAGTCCAAGAAGTAACCCTTCTTCTTATTCTTACACAATTCCCACTCGTCCAATCATACCTTGTAATGTGCCAAGTCGTACTGCCCTCAGACACACCAAGCGTAACATTCTTTCCAACATAAATAGGCTGTCCATCCCCATTATATTCAAGCCTCTCATCCAACCAATATCTATCCGCAAGCAGGGCTTCAACATCTCCCATAGTAACCGTGAGATCGCCAACCTCTATACCCATCATAGACTTAGACAGTCTAATCCAACTTAAAGTACCAGTGTCGTCCCATATGCGAAGGTTTACATTCTGACTTTTTGTTTCCTTGTCACCGTGTATGACTAATACTTCGCCTTCTTCGTCTAATACTCTTTCCATTATATTTACTCCGTGCCTTCAGACTGTGGAGACACCCATACATCCAAATAGTCACGCAATTCTCTTATATCAATCTCGGTATCATCTTCAAGGGAACCCATAAAATATCTAGCAGCCTCACGTTTTGATCTGTCTAAACGCTCCATAAAATTATCAGTCATAAATAAGCTTTGGTAATACTTCATCGCGGTATTTATTGTTCTGGACTCAGAAGATGTAAGTTGAGAATGAAACTCATCAAGATATTTAGTAGACACAACATTCATAGGAGACAAGGACTTTGCTATATCAACCACATCTTTTGGTTCCATGTTATTTTCAACCGACCACTTTATATATTCCCTGGAATACTTCTCTATTGCCTTCTTGTCGTTCAAGACAATTGCTTTCTTCCAGTAATATAAAGCCTTACTCCCTTTAGTCGAACCAAACCTTAAGTGTGGCACTCCCTTCGTGTCCAAAAAATCACCCTGAGTCTTAAGGGTTTTAAAATACGCCACCTCTCCAAGATCAATTTCCTTGAAAAGTATCCGCCTAACCTTTTCTTTCAGGAATCCCCTATCTGGCTTGTCAGTTAACCATGCATACTCAACATCTTTCTTCCACATTCGCATGAAATATTCAATACGATCTTTTATATATCGAGGGTCTTGAACTTCAGGCCACAGACTCATACCAAGAATCTCTTCTAATCCTATCTTAATAAATGGATTCAACAACCCATAAGCTTCGTTGATAGGGGAAAGGGCAATGTCTCTTACTATGTTCTTCCACCCACCATCTACCTTATTACCTAAATGTGCCAACCCGATTAACCTGAAAATTTCGTGTAAAGAATCGTAAGTATCATAGAATCTTGTTACCCCGGTTTCTTTATTGTGGTGATAAATGAAGTGTATCCTAGATCGTACATCATTAGCAAGCTCTCTCTCGGCATCTGGGAAAACAAGGGTATTCCAAAGAAAAGCAGCTACCTGGAGCCCGGCCAACCTAAAAAAGTTTATACCAATTGTCGTGGCAGTCTGCGTACCAACTTTAACACTTGGTCCTAACGCCATCTTTGCTATAGCCTGTGCCTCTGTGCTATCTATCTTTGCATTCCGAAACATATGAAAAAATCTTCTTACATTACCCTCCCTAAACGAATAGAAAATAAGACTTAACTTCCCAAGCTTCCTACCTGTTTCTGACGTTTTATCGTATGATATCATTAAGTCATTTGCTAAATGATAGGCCTTATCGTAGTTTGTAGGTTGAGCATCTATGAATTCAGCGCGAGAAACCCAATGAGATTTCTTTTTCGTTTCACTTGTTAGCATATCGTAAGCAGCTAAAAACCCAACAAGTCTACGGTTAACCTCAGTCCATGTATTAGCAGCATGCACCCCGTTCATATATGTACTTACACCGGAAACTGGCAACTCAACTACTGATTTCTTTTTAGTCTTAAACCCCTTCCACTTTGGGCGGGGAACCCTTACTCCAAATTCAAAGTTGGTAAACCCGGCAGAACGTCCGCCCCTAACAAAAAACTCTCGGAGTAAGGTCTTTTGTTTTCCAGTAAGACCCTCCAGTTTGTTAGGGTTACTCAATGCACTTAACATTTTACTAGCAAGGGTAACATATTTTTTCTTCACCGCGCTAGGAACTATACCAAGCATGAAGGTAGAATCAGCTACAGTATTGTTTATAATATACCTTGGGAAGTTTTCTGGGGCATATAAAAAATATCCCCTCACAAACTTAGTCATCTCTATAGCTAAAGTTTCTATCGGCCCCTGGAGCCCAGCCTTTAACTTTTCTCTTTTTATATGTTCAACAGTATCAGCAATTTCTTTAGGAATTACCCATGCAATCGGATCCGAACGGACAAGGACCTTATTCAAATCAACACCTTCTATGTTAACAGAAAGACCGTCCAAGATTTCCTTAACTAAATCGTCTGCAACAGTATGAGCATAGTACATCATGTCTCTTACGTTTACAGTCTCATATCCTGGGAACATCTTCTCTCTGAACCATTGACCGGTTGCATTAACATCACCCTGTAGTAATGCTGCCTGAAACTCACTTACAGATTGAGACATATACCCGAGTGTAGGTTCATTCCATTGATCACCAAGCACTTCTCTTATGTCTACACCATATTCCTCCATGGCAGTCTGGTCTTCTTCAGAGAGTTTACCTTCCTGCTTCTCTTCATACCATTCTGCCAACCTCTGCTCTTCTTGTTGGTAAAATGTTGGGTCGGAGAGGGCGTTTCTATATAATCCTATCTTGTCTCGTAAGCTTCTAAGAATTATCTTGGTTTCATTTTCAAATCTAACCCAATCGCTGTCTTTAATCTCACCACTATCAATTAACTTCCCCCGCTTTTTACCGATTGCCCACAATTCAGCCATTAGCTCCGAAGGTGTATCGATCTCCTGACCAAAGAATGGAGATTCAGATAGGAACCCTGACCTCCAAGTTAATCCTTTTTTAACGCTTAACTTTAACTCATTTAATCCGGCCCTTAGTTCTTCTGTAACATTATACTCCTTCTCCATTCTACTAAGACTTTTAGCAATCTCTATGTCAGCTTCGACTTGCCCCCAGGATACCAACATCACTTCTGGTATGTTAGTATTGTAATCTTCAGCCGACCCGAACCTTGTTTTTAGTTGGGTTCTATATTGTTGTATCTTCAATCCTTGGGCTCCACGAATGCCGGGTATAGATGGAGTATGTTTCAATATCATATGAGGAAAGTAGTGTTGCCGAGTCACTCGGTTTCCTATCCACTTACCAAGTGATGGGTCAAGTGCAGCATAAGCCTTAACAAGCTCTCCATTTAACCTTAAGGTCTCAGCCCATGCTTTATCTGCCACGGTCTTAACTTCAAGATTGTTTTCAAGTGTTTCATCTGCCCATTCATTAAGAGTAACAATCCGGTCCCTAGTCAGGTTAAATGGAAACTTTTTTTCGGAAATATCTTCCCCGCGTTCCCCCATTTTTTCGATACTTTCATTAAGATCCTTAATGATCATAACATTACGAACCTTTATAGCTGTTTCCCTGTCTATCTTTCCGAAGATATTATCGGTTGTGTTCTTACCTCTAATCCATCCATACTCAGGGAGCCCCGCCTGTTTAAGCAGTTCCGATTTTGCCTTTGCAAACTCTGCCTTTTCTGGCAGTGTGACCCACTGCTTAGTAAAACCAACGAAAAAGTTCTTCGTTCCTTCAATAACCTTAGCAATGGGTTTTTCGTGAGGAATATTACCCTCTGCCCTGTCAATACCTTCGACTGTTTGTTTGTAGTCAGGTTGATTAAACCCATCTGTTTCTGTGAATTCTAAACTAGACCGCTTAAATACCTTTGGCACAAGGCTCTTAATCCTGTTCCATGTTTTACCATCGAACAGATTACGCATTGCCCGACTGAAACTCTTTAAGGTTTTAGCGCCCTTATTTATAACAATCTTACCAACGTCAACCAGTCCATCAAAGAGAGCTTTGGGGTCTATGTTTATTTCACCACCCTCATCTTTGAGAAGTTTCTTTACAGTGTCTACCTTACCCTCTAAATCATCAGTAACCTTTTTTTCTTTTCCTTCCTTTACTTTATCTCCTTCAGGGTACACCCTGGTAAGCTCATCACCCCTTCCGGATAATTCACTATCCTCTTTCTTTAGCTTCTTTTGTGTTTTCATAGACCTTTCGGCCTCAGCTTCAGTTCTACCAAGCCCTATCGTTACCTTACCCTCATAATATCTAACCTCTCCATTGGGCATGGTTATTTTCAGAGGATTATCTTTCATGTATTGGTGTATTTTTTCAGCTACTTCCTTAAGCTCAGTCCTTGAGTAAGCTTCATACTGGAACTCATCCCCGTGAAACCTTGAGCCAAACTTAGTGGCGTTTTTAATAGCATTACCCATAGCTACGAGCAGGACATCTCCACCCTCATCGTAACCCACATTATCGTTAAGCCACTTAGTACCATCTCCATCAAGAAAAGCTTGGTGAAGTAATCGCTTTTTGGCTTCCCATCCCCTATGGCTAGGTATGCCGGTTAACGTATCGTGAAAAATATGGGTCTGTAGCTTCTTTGTCTCGGCCTTAGAAAGTCCCTTCTTACTACCTTTCTCTAAAAGATCTTCAACTATCTTACGATCACCAAGGTTTACTCTTCTGTCTACAAGTTCTTTATTGGTCTCTGGACCAGGAGGTAGACCTTCTCGCTTCCTATTCAGTTCATCTGCACTATCACTCACTACGAGTAAATATTCTTCCCCACCTCTTGTCTTTATTGCCTCTCCCCACAGTCCATGCTGTTGCATAAACTCTATTTCTTTTACTATTTCTTCCCTGGAAAGACCTTCCTTATCTTCACTGATACGTATCAAACCCTCTTGATATGTATCAGTAAATGCATTAAAGTCTTTGGTGGACAGGTTCTTAACCCATGCGGCTGCATGTGTTGAAGCATTAGCCTCTTCAGTTTCCTTAAAAAACGGGGGAACTAACTTCTTTTTCTTTGGCTGAGTTTTTGGTTTTGTGGTTTTCTTTCTAGTAACTATCTTCTTTGGGGGTTTTTTCTTGTCAGATTTCCTTTTTGGGGCTGGCTTCTGTTCCTCCTTTCCTATCTTTAGTATCTCATTTTCTATTTGCCGGTCAACCTCAGCCTTTGCCTCAGAATTTTCAGGAAGGGTATCACTCAAGGCTCTTAATTCTTCCAGTTTCTTTTGAGTATCGGATACCTTATCCTCTAGTTTCTTGGGAGGAGTCTCTTTCTTCTTGGGAGGAGTCTCTTTCTTCTTGGGAGGAGTCTCTTTCTTCTTGGGAGGAGTCTCTTTCTTCTTGGGAGGAGTCTCTTTCTTATCCTTAGTATATCTAGGTGAAAGCTTAGTATCGGGAATGGGTTTACCCGTAACAGGTACCTTCTTGCCGGTTTTGGTTATACGCTTCAAGTCTGCCGTAAGTTTTGCTGGAGTAGTTTTCTCTAAAAATGACTCCATTGCTTCCTTCTGTGTTGTACCAGTAGCATACTCCTTCCCGGTTAACCCCTCAGCTATAGCCCACACATCACCTGTCTTATGTATAAACAAATCGAAAGTTTCGAATCCGGGTATCTGCTTACGTGTCTTAACTTCCACCTTCTTGAACTTGCCAGTCTTCTCATTCAACACGTAAAACTTTTCTGTGTCTACTATTTCCTTATCTTTCCTGGCTACATGTTTGATGGGTGGCTTGGCAATAGGTAATTTTCTTACAGAAACTCCATCAGTTTTCTTTTCTTCTTCAATTAATGGCTGTTCTTCTACCTGTTGCACTTCTTGAACCACATCAATGTCTTCGTGAAAATATCCATAAACATCTTCTTCAATTTTGTTCGCCTTGTCCGTTAATTTTTTAAGTAAATTTCTTTGGCCTTTCGCTGTAAACCCGGAAGCACCTGAGAAAACTCCATCCATATCAAGATTGTGTTCTCTACCATAATCTTCCACAATCTTACGGAGTATTTTCCCCCTGGTTTCCTCCCTATTATCAACTTGCTCAACAGTATATTCGGAAGCAAAATATTGTCCGGTTAAATCTTTTGGGTCAAGACTGTAAATACGACTAAGAATAGAATCTGTTTGCTTTTGATCACCGGTGGTTTTGTTTATGATGGGAGATATTTCGTTGTAGGATTGCTCAAGTTCTTTTTGCCCAATTTTATTTCTGGTTTCGTAAAGTTGCTCAACACTTGGATGGCTATCAGCTTCTTCAAAAGATAACCCATCCTCCATTAAAGCATCTATTGTATCGTCAATTTCAGCCTGAACCTCATCATAGGTCTGTTGGGGAACAACTTCAGATTCCGCCACCGGTGGTTCCGCTACCCCACCCTCCACTGGAGGTATTGCCTCAACCTCTGGTTCTACAGTAACATCTTCTTCTACTACTGGTGGCACCTCCGCTTCAGGCTCAACAACCACCTCTTCTTCTGTTGCCCTTACTGCCTCATCAGCTTCAAAACTTTCAGTTAATTCCCTTACTTCACCCTGAAGTTCTGAGATCCTATTGACATCCCTTTTGTTAAAAACAACAGACTTTCCCTTGCCTACTCTGTCTATAGCTTCATCTACAATGTTACCTATCTCAAGGATTCTCGACCCCACCTCTGGGTCGATATCGATATTGTCTCCACCTATTCGCAGTATCTTTGCTTGAGCACTAAGGTTGTTTGCCTCCTTCTCTGACATGGTATGAGACTTACCGGTCCGTACAAGTCCAGCAAACGGAACGAAAGAGGTCATAAAGGCTGCAACTAAACCTTCATAGGCACCCTCCCTATTAACCCTACCAAGGTTGTCGAAAAGTAATTTCGTCCTCTCAAGGGTTCCCTTGTCTGGATTTAAAGCAGCTATATTTGTGATCTCCTCCGGATATTTCTGCACCCACTCGGTAAAGAACTCAACCGGTGGAGCAATAGCTAAGGTTTTAGTTAGATTTATCAACCTATTAGCAATGTCCGTTCTTTCTGCTACCTGCTTAAACCCCTTAATGGCTATTTTAGCGGACAATACTTCTGGAATTGTTTGCAGTGTTGCATTTAAAACAGACAAATCAATGGCACGTCTCGGGTCAACACCTTGCCTTGATAGTTCCCCATATTGACCACCGGCAATTTGCGTACCTATAAAAAGGCTACCTGCTACCGGAGTTTTAAATAGATAGGTGGTCCCCAACAGAGTAAGTAACTGTGGAGCCATATTTGCAGCGTCTTCAAAGAAACCAAGAGACTCTTTGTATGCCTCGGGGGTGGTCATTATGTCGGTCTCAAGGGCCTCTCTGCTTTTCTTGGACAGCTTTTCCCATGCAGGAGGGTGGATCTTATCGATAACCCTGGTAACGACATCTTTAAATACTTTGGGGCCAAGCTTCGCAGGTGTAAATCTTTCTGCACCCTTCAGTTTAGATAGAAGAGATGTTCCCTGCTTAAAATCACCTAAATATTCTTCCTTCAGGTAAGGTAAAAACCCCTCATCTTCCTTGTCGTCCTGCCTTAACGCCTCACTCTCTCCCATCCCCTTAGAAAGTTCCAACAAGTTCTGAGCAATAGTTCGACCACCTTCCCCAACCTGACGGAAAAGTCTTCCTATAGATTTTACCCTTGGCTCTTCTCCAACAGTAGGTTCATGTGGTTTATATCTAGTTAAATGAAACTGATCACCCTCAATGGTAGCACCATAGGGCTCTTCTTTTGGAACAAGAGGTAAGCCTTTGGTTATCGGATTTCCGGGAACATCACTAAGGTTAACCTTAGAAGGTGAAGCAATTTCTTCCTTGGCAGTTTTCCCCATAGCTCTAAGTCTTTTAAGAAATTCTCTATCTGATGGAATTTCAGGTGGCATCACTAACTCCTATCGAGGGAATGGACCCTTCCTCTTTCCGGAAAAATCAAATATGAATGGGTGTCTTTGGGGAAGCCCTGGATATCTCTCTTCAAATTGTACTCCAAAGAAGTTTTTAAGACTTATCATAAACTTTTCTAGGTTGGGTTCATCTATACGCAAAAGAGCCAAGCCTAGGCGTTCGTCCAATAATTCACCCCTTCTAAAGTACTCTCTAGCCAACGCCTTACGTCTTTCCTTTGGGGTTACATGTTTACTGGCATAAAACTCTTCAGCAGTTTTACCCAAAAGCCTGTTAGCTAAAACATATTTAACCCAATCCACTTTTTCACCGGGTTCTTTTTCTGTTAGATCCATTGCGCCTTCAATTTGCTCTGTAGTCCACAATTCACCGCCCTTTAATGGTTCTAAAGCCTTTAACGCCTTGGGTTTATCTTCGAATAAAAGTTCTAATCCTTTAAACATTTTCTTTTGATCCTTAACATTTCTCGTATGGAAGGCCTTTTTGTACTTAGGTCCAAACCCTTCGACTGTTTGCCATGGATCCTCATTCTTTCCAATAGCTACCTTACCTTCAGTTACCATGTCGTGAACTGTGTCTAACGCTGTGTACAGTTCTTTGACTTTTACTGGATCAACAGAAACGCGACCGCTCCCGACCAACGCATGTAGCGTATCCCTCATTTCCTTTGGTGTTCTTCCAGCCTTTACATTTTCCATTACCCTACTGAAAAATTCGGTTGCCATCCCCTCAACACCCAATGCCTTTATTTTATTATTAAAGTTTGCCTGTACATGCTTATCCCATGCTTCGTATTTCTTTATCCTGTCAATGCTTTCCTTACTTGAATCGGCAGGACCCTGTTTTGTTGAAACAAAACTACCCGTTTTGTCATCATAGTGTGTGTAGTATATTGAGTCGCCCTTTTTTTCGTATCGATCACCCTTAACTTTAGCAATATCTACACCAGCCTTCTCTGCTTCTTTCTCTAGTTTCTGTATTTCGTATGGATATTTACCTTGAGCCCTTGCTTCTTTAAGTAAATCCAATTCAGATTCATATCCTGCTCTTGCTTCCGCCGCCTCTGCCAGTTTATTCTTACGAATAGCTTCTTCCGTAACTTGATATTGTTCAAACCCCTTTAATCCAGCCCTACCTACTTGACTAAGAAACGATTGAGGATACTTAGATGGACCGGCCTGTGCCATCAGACTTAACCCTGTTGATAACAAAGCGTCTGTTAGAGCCCTGCTTTCATCCTTGGAGATATCAAGTTTTAATCTATCTAAAAGTGTTTTAGGCTTTTCTGGTTGCGTCTCTCTAGTTTCCCGAGAAGGTCTTCGTAGGCTACTCAGGTCTATATCATCGAGACCTGAAATGTCGGTGGGTCTCGACCTAACAGTTCTTAACTCCTCATCATATGGCGAAGGCGCAACGCCATCCAAGGCAGTATCTTCTGGAGGCCAATCAGGTAGATAAGTATCGGTAAGTCGTACCGGCAATGAGGGTTTCCTACCACTACGAGAAGGTTGTGACCTAAACGTACCTGGCTTTTGTTTATACAATACGTTCATTAAATCCTCATCTGACCTTAGAGGTATTGGGTCAACTTCAACAAAGCGAGTACTTCCATCTGGCTGCACCTCTTTTTGAAGCGGTTTACCTGTTCTTGGATCGGTATACACCGTGGGATCTTTATAGCGAAGACTGGGGGAAGTTGCCAATAAAGACTTTGGTTTTGGTTTGGGTTTTATTTTTGGCAATATACGACTATCTCCAAACGACCCGGGACTACCTATGTATTCTTCTTTGATTTCAGGTAAATAATATCTAGCCATTTCATACCCCCATATTATTGAGCTACAAGCCCAGCAACGCCACCAACAACAGCACCTATCGCGGTCCCCCACCCTGGATTAATCTGAGTCCCTATCGCAGCCCCAGTTATGGCACCACCCACGGCACCAACAGCCTTACTTGGCTTGTAGTATGGTTCGGTAGTTTTTCTCTGAGTTCCAACCATACTACGAATAGCATTACCAAGCACCTCAAGCTTTATAACCTGCGCTGCTTCTACTTCTTGCCACCGTTTATATTGGTCTTCAATTTCATCTTGGTCCCACTCTCTCAAATACAAACCAGCCTCACGCAACCACTCTGCATCTTGGTATGGTTGAGAGGCATAGTTTATGCCGTGCGGTAAAACAACATCTTGTATTCCCCTTGAATTTTTGTAGTTCATGAGGTACATGATCGCTTGCATCTTTGCGGAAACATCTGGCCCGGTATTAACCGAAAGGTCTTGAGCTAAATTTTCACCGATTAAATCTCCAATATAGTACATATTGCCGCCAAGCAAGGCCTTACCCTCGTCAACGGCTGCAATTAATTCATCATGAGCATGTGCTATCATGGTCTGAAACTTAGAGTCACTTCCATCGAGGAAATCACCATCTAAAACCTCTTCGATTAGATCCGCACCGCCATTAATTGTAGTGTTTCCTGAAGTAGCACGTAAGGCTAATTTGTTAACCCCAGCGGTTTCGTCACTTGTAAGTGCCGCATGTGTCAAGGCTCCGCCATCCCAATATGGTACAAATTCTTCCTCAGATAAAGCTAAAGACCTATCAAGATAGGATTCGACATACACCTCAGCATACGAAGGCAATCTCTTTACTGTTGTTGTTGACGATCCAGTACTTCCGCTCATTGTGGCTCTCCCATAATACCCATGTCTGCCATACCAGTATTTTGATACGAAAGAAACTTGCCAGAAGGACCTCCACCCGTAGAAGATTCTACCATGGGAGACCCTGGCTTATAAAGCTTAGAGTACAAAGACAATCCGGTCAATGCCAAACCAGCAATCTCCTGAAATGTCGATGGTCTATAGAAGGGTTCAGTTGTAACAATGTTGGCTCCAACCATTGCTCGAATAGCGTTACCAATTATTTCCAACCTTCTAACCTTGGATACCTCCTGGTCTTTCCAGTCTTTATAATTAGCTTCATATTCACCTTGAGTATATTCCCTCTGGTATAGGCCAGCCTGCCTTTGGAATATAGCATCTTTAGCAGATTCTTGACCATATGGTATACCATGAGATAGTCCATGGACTTGGTTTCTCCGTTCACCAAAATGATCTTCGCCATATACATCTATAGGGATACGACCAAGTTGACGCGCGAACGCCTTTAAAGCTATGGCTTGTAAGACGTGGTGGGCACCACTTCCAAAATTTCCAGAAGCATTCAACTGTCTGGATATACCGGCCAAACTTTCTTTAAAATCCTCAAGAAGTTCTTCTTTGTCCGCAGTAAAAACATCATCTAACTTCGCGTTTACACCAACATGATTACCACCAAACTTAGCCTGAAGATATGTTTCAGCTTTAGTGATGATTACATGACCACTTGTAGCCCTAGTAGCTATGGCAGTGATACCGTCAGTTTCATACACATTCTGAGCGGCATAAACATCACCATCATAGGGAGCATATGCCTCATCGGAAAGCGTAAAAGCCCTAGTTAAGTAAGATTCAACGTGTGATTGAGCATAATCCGGAAGAGGATCTTCTATTATTGTATTGTAACTTCCACCGCCACTGCCGCCCATCTCATAGTTCCTTCCTATAGATCGTAGCCGTTTTTTTGAATCCGATTGTATTTGCAGCCTTGCTCCATCTATCCTGATAGGCCGAAAAAGATAAAGCTGGGGCTCCAATATTCCTTGCATTTTGCTCTAAAAATGCCAACCCCATATCTATTACATCATGACCCTGGAATTCAGGCTGAATGTGTGCTTGCCAAATATGAACACAGGTAGGATCTGGTCTAATTAGGAAATATCCCACCCAGTTTTCTTTGGGGTTGTTTACCAGTCTGTCCAATACAAGGGCTTGAGAATCAATATTTTCATCTCCCATATAACATAGGTATAAATGAGCGGAGCCATAAAAAATAGACTCCCAAACCTTATATGCGGTATACTCCCCCATGGTTTGCCTTGCAATATTTTCTACATGTGGTTTGATTAAGTTCCAAGCCTTATCAACGAAAAGATGATTCAAACATGGAACAATACCTAGAATTATTTCTCTTCCTTCTTTACTTGCCTTGAGTTCTTGGGGTGGTAGCCCATGTTTTGTTCTACGGTCATCCATTTTAATAATACCCTCCTGTTATCTTAAAGTAAAATGTAAATCCTGACAATATCCAAGGTGAGTCCACTTGGTCGGTAAAAAATCTGAACCTAATATACCTCCCAGCCTTTCTGTAGTCCAACTTTTTACTTACACCAACGGTAAACGGTTGAGGTTGAGACCACTCTATATCATCGCCAAGGGTTCTCCTAGTCCCAACCTGAACCATAACCGGTGTCTTAACTTCATGTGGCTTAAAGTGTGGGACCACCCGTAATACGGTAATATTTTTCTTGGCTCCACTCCTCTTCACAACGATATCACCACTTTCAATGTATCCCTCTATGGCATTACCATTATTGTTATACCCATCGTCAAGCTTAAATATTTGACCATTCTCGTCGCCTACTACTTCGTATGGGATGACACCAGTGTCTCCAAACCTATCCCACTGACTGTCTTCTATTGTATCCCAACTTCCATAAGGTATAGCATCCCACTCATATGATGTCTGGGTCCACCCATAAGTATGTGCAGAATAATCAACATCCGCAAAGGACCAGTTGTTTAAAATAAGATTAAAGATTGCCATTGTATCCGGATAAGTATTAGAGCCTGTCGGAAAACAAAAACAAATCTCCTTTGTAGATGATTTATAATATGCAAAAGACTTGCCCACCTGACCATTATTGAGGTTTGGAAACACAGCGTTTCTAATTGGTTCCCCAATAGAAGTTAACTCCGAACTGTAAGTATAAAAATCATCACACCCCATGAAAAAATCTATTCCATTTATATGGACAAAGGCTTTTGGAGAAATCAACCCTATTCCATCTGGAGATAATGTCCAGTTGAAGTCAATGATAGACTCAACCGGGGTTCCATGCCATATGCTATGATCAGTATAAACCCTTTTTCTTTCTCCGGATTGACTAAATGATCTAATTATCTCTATGGTTGAGTGTCCAGTATTGTTCGGGTTAATGATATCTGACCTACCGGCAGTTGTTTCTGGCGTTATTTCTATACTTGAAGGGTCCCCTATTGAACTCCAAGCAACCCTACTTGGAAAGTTCGTTACACCTCCAAGCATCAACCTATTTAATGCCGTAGTTATCGCATTGGCAACGGGAAGATTACTTAATTGTTCAGCATCATTAATGTGATCACGGTAGTCCCACTTCCATGGCTTATCAACACCATTAGATAGCACCGGTATACCGGCAACCAATGCAAAATTCCAAATAGAATTCTCATTTCCAGAAGGCGGGTTGGCTCCGGTAATATCTTCAACTCCAGTAAAGTCGTCTATGTATCGATATAACCTAGAATCACAGCAACAGACCGTCCTGACTATATTATCTAACCCCCTAAAGGTAAACAGTTCCCTAACCGGCCTACTGTCTGGCGTTGTCGTAATTAACGTCTTACCTAGTGTTTTCGAGACAGTTCCAGACCTAAATACTACATTCCGACCAATACTCCACACAACATCCGTTGTCGGAGCGTTCATTACTATGCCGTTGTTTATCACTGATTGTCTTATTTCATATGGTATTGGCACTTTCTATACCTCAATACTATTCTCAAAAGTCTTAACACTTAAGTTCTTCGATAGAAAATTATTTTTCCTTGTTTCTGGAGTGAAGGTATATTTGAGCCCCATAAGACCGGGCCATGTCCAACCCGTATTCCAATAAATACCAGCGTTCGTCTCCATCAGACATCCAAACCCAGACAAGGGTTCACAGTTACTTGGATAATTTTGCCAAAGTAAGTCAGATCTATAACCAGGATACACACCGCCGGGGTTTTCTATCTCCTGAGTCTCAACCCAAGTATCACCACCATCATCACTTGTAAAAATATACAACCCACCATCAGGAAACCCCTTCTGTATAGATGCTAAAATTAAACCTTCTCTTGTGTGACTAAACCCTGAAGCCGTATAATACGATATACCCTGTATAGTTCCCTCATAAATATCTGTTTTTACCCAAGAGGTTACTACTTTTTTTGCGTGTCGATATTGAACACCACCAGGATTATCCCTATAATTTCTAAGGTATTGAATGTGGCAATCACCATTAATGTCTAAAATAACTCTTGGGTTGTAATAGTACGTTCTAATGGGTGCTATTGCAGCGTCTACTATCTCTATTCCCCAACTAAACGGAGTTCCACTAAGGTACCCCAGTTCGTATGTATACCAAGGATCCGCAACCCTGTTAACATATGGAATATGTATAGTTCCATTTGTTCCCACAGCAATTGCTGCCGATGTAAAATGTGTTAAACTTATTATCCCGGCAGCGTTCCAAGTTTCACCCCTATCATCACTATAAATTACAGCGCATCCTTGCTGCATCGCAACATGTGCACACATTGCCACCACATAAATTACACCATCTGGGGCAATTGCTATCGATACAGGTGGAGAAAAATATTGGCCTGGGTAGCTTAACCACTTAATAGTTTCCCAAGACTGAGTTGAAGCATTATATTTGAAAAATCCAATATCGTTGTTCTCTGGAGTATTATTCGCCACAACATACAAGTTATCCTCTTCATCGCAAATAATTTGGCACAGGGGAGGATACTGAGTGTTAGTGGCTAAAGTAAGTGGGGTTGACCAAGTTAGACCGTTATCATCAGAATATTGATAACGAAGACTGAGTGCAGAATGATATACGACATGTATTCGGCCATCGCTAGTTCTAGTGGAATTATGACCCCCACCCGATGTTGGATCTAACTCTCCATATCCCACAAAAACAGATTCAGCCATTACTTATCTACTATCTCCATTAAAACTCTAAGCATATAGGTATATCCATTTACCGTTACAACCTTTCCTGCCACCACAAAAATATCGTTTGTTATTCCACTTTGAACACCTACTAGAACGGCATAATCACCATCAATCTCACTACCATACGAATTGTCATCCGTTACATCGACACCCCTCTTATCTGTAATTATTACTTCGTGAGTATTGATAGAATCCCCGGGTTCAATTTGTTTCTCAAAGTCAAACTTAATAAGAAAAGTATCTACCGGTTGTTTGTAGAACCTATCTATAGGATGGTTAGATACAGTTAACAGTAAGTCAAATTCAAAAACATTACTCAAACTTGTTGTCGCCCTGACTGTAATCTTATATTGACCCCCATTAACACCGGCCTGCAACACAAGCTTCAACTCTGGGGTTGTAAGTGTACTGCTCTGAACAATCTCAGACAAACCGTCTGCCCCACTATCGATACTCACACACAAAATACCGACACTAGAAACGGTTTCATCAACTACCAACTCATTGAAGAAATTTATATAGACAGGAAGTGCTTCCTCTGGATGCTTAGTTATTTTATTCATTTTTTACCACGCCTATTACTTGGTGTTCCAAAAACGAGACCGCTTAACATCTCCCTTGACAGGGGACTGTCCACTAGAATGAAATATATTCTTACGTAATGCAGAAAAAGAATGTATTACCTTACCACTCAAAGACCCTAAAATATTCCACGAGTATTCCAGGGTTGATTCTACCGAATACATAATTGCCCAGGAATACCCTAAAGCTGATTCGACAAAATTCCAAATCGCCCAAGAATATCTTAAGGTTGATTCAACTGCTTCAGTGATTATCCAAGAGTAACGAATGGTAGACGTAACAGCTTCCGTAATGGACCAGGAATACCGCTTAGTATTTTCTACGTCTTTTTCTGAGGAAAGAAGTATTAAGCTCATTAGACATCATATGTCGCGCCACCAAGGATTAATTGCCCATAATCTTCTGCCATTTTCGTAGCCAATGCGGTAATTGTTCTCCTAAGCCAAATCCTTCTTGTAGAGCCCGCTACCATATCACCAAGAGAGATTCCACCGGCCTTGCCTGTTGGGTGGGTAAAAGTTAAAGTGGGGCTAGAGGGTGCCGTTGATTCGTCTGGAACAGATTGTACTCCGGCAGAGTCATAAGCCAGGTCAATTACAGTATCGGTGGAAACCGTTTCCGTATCAATCCACACATATGGAGAATATACCGTTTCAGTAGGATGAGTATTTTTTATATCGATAGCTCTGTATTCAACATCACCGGCAACAGCCTCCTCTGGTTGAACAATATCAAAGAGTTCGTGGATATCCTCACTTATTACGCTCCCCTGACCGGCCCCACCCAACGACAATAACGGATCACTGTTGCCAGACGGAGTTAAGTAAAAAATTATTTGTGCTGAATCAACAGCCATAATAAACCCCTATTCATTGATAAGTTTAAAGTTGTCTCCTGGTGATGGTATACTAGAAAATGGTATTGTCAACCTTAATACGTTGGTTGACCCATTATAGACATCTATCTTGCGAACCTCTTTATTATTTGTACCACTTGTAAATTGTAACATAGACCCACGCCACGCATCTGTTTCCGTCTCAGTGAGATCAGTTTTAAACTGAGTTTTAGTATTCCCACCACCAGCAACTACAACACCGGTAGGATAGACTTGAACACTTCTAACATAATCAGAACTATCGTACTGGAGTCTATCCGTTCTTTCCTTAATGTCTTCAATCTGGGTATCTCTTAAAAATATGGCTGGG